TTATCCAGTTTTTAAAATTTCATGGGGCATCAGTGGGGCAAATGAGCTAAGTTTCGAGTTCAGTATTGCGATCTGTGCGTCATTATTTTCACTCATCCATTTACCGTAAACCTGAAAAAGCATCTGAGCATCAGCATGGCCCATTTGGGATGCGATAAAAGACGGGTTCGCCCCGGCGGTCAGAGACCAGCATGCATATGTGTGCCGTGTCTGATAAGATTTCCGGTGCCGGATTCCAGCTCTCTTAATCGCGGTATCCCAGGTCTGTCTTATTGAGTCGACAGTGAAGTGATCGCCATGTCGTAATGTCCTGGCTGTAACACTGGGCAGAAAAACAAAGGTGCATTTTTGCGTGTCAGTACGGCCATACTCACGCAGTTTCACTTTTACTGAATGCTCCCTTCCAAGCCTTGTTAGTTCTGCCTGGCTTCTTAACGCCTGAATCGCCGGTTCAATTAAGTGGATTACCCGGTTTGTTCCCGCCTGGGTTTTCGGCACGGTAAACTCGCCTTTGGCAAAATTCCGCCTGATCATCATCGTGCCGGCTTTCAGGTCTATATCCTCCCATGACAGCCCGCAAAGCTCACCCGGGCGAATTCCGGTATAAACAGCTACTGATATCATGTTTTTCGTCTGCGTGTGCCGGCAAGCATCAATCAGCCGAAGAAACTCTTCTCTGGATAGCGGGTCTGGCTTTACCCGTTCTTCGCGAAGAGGCGATATGCCTTTAAAGGGGTTTTCATCGATATAGCCATTTTCCAGCCCAAACTGAAAAATGGCGTATAGGTTCGTCATGTAGTTATTGACCGTCACGGCTGATCGCCCGGGGTTTTTAACCTCATACTGCGGGCGCGGAAGGTGGTACCCGGTAAGCAGTTCTTTGCGGATCTCCAGCAGTTTCTCTTTGTTGACGGCTGATGCCAGAATGTTATTCCCGGCAACAGCCAGCACATTTTTTATAATTGCCCGGTATGTGGCGATGGAAGTATCTGCAACCTCAGTTTCTTTCAGCGCCAGGAAGCGATCGGCCAGTTCTTTCAGAGTGATGTTCTGGGTCGCCTCCCCGAATTTGGCAAGATTTGATGAGTCAGGGAACTGTTCAGCGTAATTAAAATTGCCGGTTTTAATCGCATAACAGATCGACGTCCTCAGCTCGCCGGCGGTTTTTCTGTTTTTGGGGGAGTCAGGCACCCCCAGACTTTCACGCACTCTGACCCCTTTGTAGATAAACCAGATCCGCAGCGTTCCGCCATGGTTTTCCACTCCTGTTGGGTATTTCATAACGATTCCTCGTTGGTTAATGGTCAGAGTATTTAATCAGTTTTCTTCTGGTTTCGCAGAAGTCTTACGGCTTGGCTTTGCCGGACGCTGGCTGGCGATCCAACGGTCGATAGCCTTTATGTTGTAGAAGCAGGGACTGTTATCAAATGGCTCCCCGTCAGCGGAAACATGCTTGTATTCGCGCCCCTCCAGAAAGCTCTTCTTCCTGGCATTTTTTAAAGTGCCTTCTTTCAGCCCTTTAAGTGCCATTATCTGTTCTTCGGAAACCCACTCGCCAGGATCTGCGATGATATAGGTAGTTTGCGATGTCTGATTCATAACCCCACTCCTTACTCAAGCCGCGCGCTGGGCGCGCAGCAATTTAACTGTTCAAATGAGTGCCTGGCGAGGCAGGTTTCGAAGTCTACGGGCGCAGTTCATGGCTGTGGCTACGTAGCTGCATTTCCGGTTTACGACTTCGACAGTAATTTTTGAGCCCTGAACAATGACGGTATATGTCCGCTTCGTTTTCTGGCGGCCATAATCGCCGTAGAGTTCAACATGCTTGGCCAGTGCTGCATCGCATGCCTGGCGCCCGAGCGGAGATTGTTTGCTTCGGTTTATTAGTCGCATGCTCACCTCACACAAAGACGTCAACGGGGTCGCCGACAGCGCGAGCGTTATCGTTCGCTTCGCGTCGCAGGCCGAGGACATACCCAACGGGATCCCAACTGGACAGAATGGCGTTGAGCTCTTTCTGGCTATGCCAGGTCGTCAGCCGCTTCTTCAGTTCAGTGGCGCAGGCGCGCACATTCGCCCGGGTGGGTCCCGCCATTTTCATGCACAGGCATAAAGTCAGCAGCAGATCGGAATACTCATCAGCTGCTGCGCGCAAGGCTTCCGGGTCAATACTGGCTTCGAGTTCGGGTAATCGATGTTTGAGGCTCATGCTGCACTCTCCTCAAACAGAACTTCACCTTCGATACCGCCCAGTGCATAAACGATCGAACCATCGTCACGATATTCCATCGGTACAGCGCTCCAACCTTGACCGTCTGGCTCATCGTCATCCCCAACCAGAATAAAACCTCCGGCAGATGCTGCCGCTTCGTAATATTCGCCTTCGGTCCACCAACCCTCGGTATCTTTGATGCATTTAACTTTCATGCTGATACTCTCCTATATCCTGCATATGGTTTTTCTCCGACAAAGGCATCCAAGGCTGAAATGTCTTCAGGATTTTTGACGGCATACTCCACAGGCTTATCGTCATAGGTTGTGCGGTTCTTCTGAACCTTCCAGCCACCATCCGTATACGGGCAACGGCGGAACTTCACGCCATCGCCGCCAGTGACGTACCAGACCCGGAATTCACCAGTTCGTGGCCCACTGTAAGTACCGCCTTGAAATTTCTCGGCACCTTCTGCGACAAAGCGCCATTTACGTTGTTTGCTCATCTCTTTACCGGGAGGGCGTGCCCTCCCGCCTCCCTTAGCCCACGTATTCCGGTTTCATGTCGTCCAGGGTGATGCGGAACTGGTCATACAGTTCATCACCGAGATGGCGTTTCGCGGCGGTGAGTGTGCCTTCCGCTTTAGCAAACAACTCTTCCGCCTCCGGTTCGCCGGGGTTAGGAACGGAATTGATCGCGGCTTCAACCTTGTTGCGAGCATCAACCAGGTAGTAACGCTTCACTGCCTTATTTTTCAGTTCAGTGAACAGGGCAGTCCCCAGCAACGCTTTCTGCGATTCGATATCTGCGCGGATAGCTTTAGCCTGATCAACAGAGCTTGCTGCATCAATACGATCGCGTATTTCGTCGGCAGCAGTATCAACGTTAGTTCCCGACTCCTGCGCACTGGCTGTAGCACCTACCGTGCTGGTGATCTCATTCAGCGTGATTTTTTCAGCCTGAGCGGGGTTAATTATCTTTTCCTCGCGTTCGTCAATTTCATCCGCGGTATAAACGCCGAGAATCACATCAGGGCAGTACAGCCGCGCCCAGCGTTTAACGGCGAGATAGGCTAGTTGCTGTCGGGGGTCGCTCGCCCACAGCGTTGAATTGCGGACTTGTGCCTGTGAAAGCATCAGGACCAGCTTGCGCGCTTCATCTTCTCCTTTCAGCGTTGCCCATGCGCGAACGCCAACACCAGCTTCATCTTTCAAATCCCAGCCCGGCGCGATGTAATCGTTGCCCTTGCCACTCGTTTTTTTAACGAAGCGGCCAACGATATTTTCCCACGCACCAAACCATTCAAAGTGAATACGGTCTTTTGTCGGTGCCATGGTATTGATTACCGCATTGACCAACTGGGCTTCATAACCAAGCACCCCGGAATTACCCACAATGAAAGTTTTCTGCGCAACTGCGAATGGGTCCATGTTCCAGCGCGCTGCCTGCATTACTACGGCCATGCAGGCATCGGGTTTGCCGCGGTAATGTTCGGGGACAAAATTTCCACTATTAGCCATCACTTCTGAGATTTTCAGAAGGCGGTTGAATAATTCGGCATTTGTCAGGATAGAGACGTTGTCGATTCTTTGAATCTGGTTGTCGGTTGAGGCGACTAAATTGGACATCGTTATTTCCCCCTTAAGCCTGTACGCGCAGCGCTTCGAGACGGCGCACATCAAAATCGTTAAGTTCTTCGGCGTAATCTTCGATGATCGGCGCCGGCCATTCGCCAGTGTCGAACCCGTGAGCTATGGCGCGCATCGCTTTGCGGTATTCCAGCATGCCCAGCTCCAGTAATTCGTCCGATGCCTCGATGATGGCTATCCAGTGGTAGTTCTCGTCTTTGTTGACGAAAATCCAGAAGAACTGGTCGAGGGCTGCGGTTTCACAGTACATAGCCGCGCTCAGGTGGTAGTCACGCTCGGTGATTTCCCGGTGCAGCTTCGCGCGCAGGCCTTCTTGCTTGATGTTCCACATGCTGATAGTTTTTAGGTCCGCGCCGATGCGTAGGCCGCCCATATCGATCTCAAGGTCAGGGCGCACGCGGATTTCCAGGCCAGTTTCCTCATCAATACCGAAATAACTCACCTCGACGGCGCGGCTCGGATGCTTCAGCAACTTCCCGGCGGTCGGGTGATTCAGCAGCGCTTTCTGAATGGCCAGCGCTGTACTCAGCTGCTGGCGGGTAACCAGTACTTTTCCTTCCGGGTTTTCACGCCATGCATCCAACAGTTCGTCGGCAAACACGGCATCCGGCTTAACCGATTTCACAACCTGAATGAGATCCGTTTTGGTACCGGAAACTTTCAGTGGCTGCGGCTTCTGGACTTCCTGTGCGACCAGGTCAGGGTTAATGATTGCCAACTGCTCCAGCAGGGCATCGCGGCTGCCACTGGTTTTAACCGGCGCGGGCAGGGTGGCGTTGTATTCTTTGATGCAGGTTTTCATTGCCGTTGCGGTAAAGTTCTTATCGTCACCAACGATTCGTTTAAACTCTTCAGGTAATTCCAGATATGCAATGCCAACTGCATCTTTGTCGCCGCCAAGCGATACAGGAGCGGGCAGGGTGGCGTTGTGGGCTTCCAGCAGCGCTTTGATATCGTCACTGCTCAACTGCGGCGCCAGGCTCGCATTATGCGCATCAATGAACTCACGAATCGTCGCCGTGGTGGTGAATGAGCCTTCCGGTATTACCGGTTCAATGCTGAACTCTTTCTCCAGGTCGTCGGGCTGCAGCGCCAGCGCATGCACCAGGTTGCCCATATCCAGGACCGGTGAACGTGCTTTCTGAATAGTTTTCGAGACGTGACGGGCTTCGAAATACATCAGCGATACCCGGGCATCTTTAACCATCGTCGAGCTGATACCGTTAGCGGCGTGGTAGGCCTCATTCGGTACGCCTTCATATCGACCTGGCTCAAAATATTCAGGCCATACCGGTTTACCTTCCGGTTCGATTTCGCCGACATCTGGCTCAGAATGGTTTACATCTGGAGCATTTTGGGCAGCAAAATCGCTATTTTGGTTTACATCGCTGGATGTGATGGTTTCAGCAATGTCGGGTACGCCGGTTTCAGGAGTCTGCTCTTTCAGCACAGCTGCGGTCTGATCCGGACAGCGTTCTGCCAGAATCTCGCGCATATTTACGGTATCTGTTTGCGGAGCAGCTGCATAAGCGCCTTCGCCTGCTGATATCGCATTATCAACTTTGTCTTTGACCGGCTGAGCCGCTTCCATCTGCACATTGCTGGTGGCCTCTTCTTTGATGCTGGTTGGGGCAGGAGAGGCCATCAGGCCTTCAATGGAGAATACGCCGGCGCCAAGGTTGGCGACTTGCGGTTGCGGTGTTTTTGTCAGGTCCTCACGTACCCATTTTGGATCGTTGGGGTCGCTGATACCTTCAACATATTCACCACGATCAGCAGCGAGCTGGCGACCAACATCATCAGCGGCGTTACTTTCTGGCGAGTGACGCGCAGCATTTACGGTTTCAGCCTTCGGCTTGTCGTGTTGAGACTCCGTCAGATTCGCGTTGATGTACGTCCGGAGGCTGGTCGGGAAATGATGGACGTCGGCATGTGCGCCGCGGATCAGCGCAAAAATCGATGCGCGGGAATAATCCAGAATACCTGGCGTGCTGCGCAGCGCTGCCGACCACTCTTTCCACGGGCTTTCTTTGGTTTTGATAATGTCTTTTGCGCGACGGTGAATAGACACAGGGATATTGTAGATATCGAAATCCATCGGCAGCGTGGCCGCAGCAATCTCTACATCCAGAGTATCCAGCGTATGCTCATAATCCGGGTTGCGATCCGTAGTGATGCCGCCGCCAGCGTTCGCACCCGCATCGGTCCGCTGAATCTGTGATGTCCGGTTTCCGGCCGCCCACTCTTTTACCAGAAGGCCGCGATCAATATGCGGGGTCTCTATCCAAAGCTTCAGAAATTTAAGCAGCACGCCGAATTCAGTGCGTTTGTCGACCGGGAAGACTTTTTTTACGGCGTCCGTCAGTCGCCACAAATTGGCTGTGTCCAGCTTGTCTAATTCGGGGATATTACGCGCCGCCAGCAGCAGGTTCTGAGCATAGCTATCGTCGGTATTCATCTCCATATCGGCTATCTTCGCACGCTGCGCAAGGCTGACATGGTGAGTCAGGGTGTCGCTCATGTACTGCGCGATGATGCGGAACGGAAGCTGAAGAGACACGACGGGATAATGAGTGTTTTTATCGTCGTCTTCAGTGATATCGCCATTACCGGTGCCGGGCTGGACATCCAGAACTTCACCTGTAGAGGTATCGACACCATCAACGATGATGGCCTCATGGCCAGAAATCGATTCTTCCTGGTGAAGCCCATCGGCAGGAACGGCGCCCGCCTTCAGTTGCCAGGTACGACCGTCGTCGGCGAGTTCGTAACGTGTGCACCATTCGAAATCAAGCACGCCTTCAGCCGGCAGGTCGTTGAATACCGGAAAATCGGTTCGTATCGGCTTATTGTAGTCATGGCCGCGGCCCGTTTCGATTGCGGCATCTTCCAGATCGACTTCAAGCTGCAGATTAGCGCGAGCTTCAGATTTCGCGGTGCGCCAGATAACGCCGTCAGGCTTACCTGATTTTTGAGTGGCTTTTATCAGATTAAAAAATTCCATGTCGTAGCCTCAATTTTGGATGTTAGAATCCACGGGCCATTGATAGCGCCCATCGGGTGTTCATTGGTTTTGGTAATTTCCGGTGTAACTTTGGTCGGTGGCACCGGACGTACAGCCCGCTTCGGCGGGTTTTACGTTATGCCTCGTTAGCCATGGTGTCGTATTCGCCGCAACGTTTTGAGCAATACGTTCTTTCGCGTGGTGCGAGTTGCGAAACGTGAATGATGAGGATGGTCATTTTCACTTCTTTCCCTTCCTCGATCGGCTTGCGGCAGTACGCGCATTTCTTCTGCATAACTCCTCCTACATTTGCGCTGTGAATCCGGCAGGGTGCTCAGCCAGTACCCCTTTAAGTGGCAGACATTCGCCTTTTACTCCCTGCTCAACAGCTGCGGCCTTGCATTCCTTTTCGCTGTCATAAACGCCCAGCAAAACATCCTGATTTCCGCCAATGAGCATGCCGACGGTTATCACCAGTGCGAACATTGTGTTCATCAGTGGGTGCCTGCCGGAACGAGATAGGGAGCAAGCTTCCTTGAGTAAAAGGGCTGGCGGATAAAACGCAGATTTCCCTGCGGTTCATGGAAATAGGCCTGGCGAACATGGTTGTATGAAACTGACCACGGCGCGCCGGTGCGCAGGTTACGCATTGGTACTGCGCGCCCGCTGTTTGGAACTGGATTAACCATAGATAACCCCCGCAATACATTTGATGAACAAAGCCCACAAGATGAGCCCAAGCACTACCGAAATGACCAACGAACGAATGCCGTTTTTACTCATTTCAACCTCAGCCATTACGTGGCCAGCGGAACGTTAAAGACCTACTGCGCGTTGATCTCTCCACCTCATCCCGGTCTTCGTATGCGCCGGGCCGCTACTTCGTGGGCGTCCTGCCTGGGTGGCTTGTAGCTGTGAATTTATATTAAGCCTTGGGCTTAATTAATGTCAAGTCTAAGGCTGATTTTGTAGTTAAGTTTTAGGCTTATTTTTTTGACGAATTTATGGGGATGGGGGATGACTTACAGTCAGATAAACACCTGTGAGGAGTATGGATATGGACTACGAAGAAGCCGCGCAGCTGCGCTATCAGGAAATGTGCCGCATTGTCGGTGATGTCGTGTTTGCTATGGTTGCTGAGGGTCATGAAACCAAACGTGTGGCCATTGCTGACGTGATAAGAACGGAGATAGCAAAGGGGCTGGATAAGTGGGATTTGGATCAGATTCAGGTGATGGAACTGGCGGTGAAGCTGCTGGAAGAGTAGGGCAATAAAAACCCGGCGCGTTGGCCGGGAAGTAGGAATTAGTTAAGCGGGAGCTTAATCCCACTAATCGAGGATTGACTAAAGACCTGCTCTGCGTACATTTTGAAATAAGTGCGTAAAAATGAAGAAAAATACCATGCGTTTTCAGCCAAGAATTTTTCATCTATAACATTTTCTTTTGAATAAATATAAATCATCCGCATGGATATTTTTAGAGTGAATTCAGGTAGTTCGCTACCTTCTCTTACTCCAATTATTTGAGGTGATGCCAGTATGGTTACGGTCGATTTTGATTCATCTTGAGTGAGAGTCCCACCAGCTTCAAAGTTTAATTGCCCGTATTCTATCTTTGTCTTTCCCTTCCCCGGGATATGCGAATTTTGTTCAAACTCCAATTTGGTGCTTGATACTTCTATTAATTTCAAATCCTTAAGCTGCATATGTTACATCCATAGCGGGTAGGGTAATGCTAAATAAAGCAGGTTTATCAGCATGAACAGTAAGATCGCTGGACGTAGAGACGTAATGATCTTCTGTCATAATTTGATGGGATACATCCACGCCATTTTTACAAATTGTAAGTTTTATCTCACAATCAATGACATATGAAATATCTGCCAAAGTTCTTAGCGTCATATTCCTAGTGCCGTTTAAAATCTGAGAAACATGACTCTTTGATTTTCCTAATCTTTTTGCTAATTCAGCATAGGAGACGCCAGAATCCTGCATTGCAAGCAAGATATCTTCTGTTGTGTTGAATACAAGGCGCTCACAAGCCATCTCTCTCTCCGTTACCTCAGGAAAAGAAAAGTCATCATCAGTATCATTAACATTCATTGCACTTGACCTCAATTCGTGTCCAGTTATTGCACACTTTTTGTGTGTCAGCGTCATCTAACTTATCAAAATCCTTGTATATATAATGACTTATATAATAAGTCATGTGCTTCCTCTCAGAGTCCCAGTAGTAGGCTCTTAGCGGCTTTTTCTTAATGGCCCAGAAGTTCTTGGATGGCTTACCTTTGTACGAGGGAAGCGAGCCTTCCATTTTGATGCTAAGGTCCGCAGATCTCTTGCCAGAGGCTAATCTTTCAATCTGTAGCTTGAGGTTGATTAACATACTCCTTCGCTTGTTGGTCGGAGTGACGCTTTTTATTGCTTGATCAAGCGATTTTAACGCTCCACTACAGTGCTTGACTTCAAATGCTTCGCCTTTGTACGACTCTGGTATCATCGAAATCTTCCAAGGTTAATATATATGTTAACACCCGAGGTTTCTAGTCACTTCCTAGCAAATAGCTCTAAATGATAAAGTTTGTAGGATTAAAAAATATCAATAATATCAATTGGTAACCTTCATTTTAGTTTTAAATTGTTAGCATTCACATTTAATCCTGCTACTAAATGCGATCGGAATGTGTCGAAGTCTGCCATCTATGTTCTGAGCTTAAGCTTTATTGCCCTTCTGGGCTGCAAGCCACCGGACAACGGTCTTATCCATGCTTTCCGTACGTCAGCGCCGTGTTACTACGTATCATCCTTAATCCGCCGGCCCATGTACTTGGCGTAGAGTTCGTCGAGCTCTGTCAGCCGCAGAGATACGATTCGCAGAATGTTTTGTTGTTCTTCTTCCGGCAGTTGTCGATAAAGTTCAAGCAGGCGCTGCTCATCGGGCTTAAGCCCATCCTTCTCTCCAACATCTTCGCCGAGCAGCCAGGGGACGGATACTCCAGCGGCATCAGCTACAGCCAACGCAGATTCTTTGCTAATAACACCTTTTTTGAACCAGCCGTTTACGGATTGCGGAGTAATCCCCGCAACCCTTGCCATATCAGATTTTGTCATCCCTCGTTGCGTCAGCTCTGTCAAACGCTCGATGAGAATCGGGTTAAGTATTTTTTTCTCAGCCATATCAGAAGAATAAGCCTTTTGCTTATAAATTAAAATTCGCCTAGGACTTGATCTTTTATTAAGTCTGAGGCTTAATTTATTTGTAAATCTAGTGGAGATACTCATGAACGGATTAGAAAAGGCTATTCAGAAAGTTGGTACTGCCAGCAATTTAGCCGCAAAGCTAGGCATTAAACCGATGTCGGTTAGTCGCTGGAAAACACGATACAAGGGCGTCGTGCCTGCTGATCGTGTTTTACCAATTTTTAACGCAACCGGTGTTACCCCCCACGAATTGCGCCCTGATCTGTATCCGAACCCCACGGATGGATTACCAGCGCAGGATGCGAGGGCGTAACAGTGCATTCAATTTCATTTCAACAAAATACCGGATTCAACTCCGGCACTCTGATAAAGCGAAATCAGCCGAAAGTGGATGAGCACGACAACATCCGCGCCGTAGTCCGGGCCTGGTCGGCGGGAGCGGGGCAGGATGTCGTATCCGCACACATCATCGAAGAATGGCGGCATCAGGGCGGCGAGGGCATCGATTTTCCTGAAGACCTTAGCCGGGCCCGGCAGAAGCTTTTCCGCTATCTGGATAACCCGGCCGAATCGGAAAAGTACCGCGAGCATGTGTGTCAGCTGACACCTGCCATTCTGGCCGTTCTTCCTCTGGAATATCGCAACCGGCTGATGCCTCATGACGATGTTTTGTCGCGCCTGTCTTCAGCAATTAAGGAGTGCGCAGAGGCAAAGCAGGCGGTGATGCTGAACGCGCCTGAGCACCAGAAATTGAAGGAGGTCAGCGAGGGGATTGCTTCACTGTTCCGGCTAATGCCAGAGCAGGCAGGCGTACTGATGAGCATGGTTACTTCGATGCTGGGCACGCTGTAGGAGGACGCATGGGGTGGGGTGATTTTGTACGCAACCAGGTGGAAAAAACACTGCTTCAGGAAGGGTTTTCTCTTGCTGTGGCTCAGGGGGGGGCAAGGCATGCTGAGGATTTATACAACCGAATGTCTCAGGCAACTAAAAAAGGGGCGATTTTCGATGACGCACTCAGGCATGGCCGCTTATGGGCGGAGAAGCAAACCAGCGCAACAGAGCGCCGTGAAGCCAGGCGAACGGCAAGAAAGAGCAGCAAGCAGGCTGGGTTGTTCTGAAATAGGCGAAAGCCGCGGTGCTCGAACACCAACGGCTTTCAGGTGCAAAAACGAAGAGGTAATTGCGAGGTAAGTATGTCAGTAACCAGTGCTGAGGTAAATATCCAGCCAACTCACAAGTGTTCTTTCTGTGGGATAGACAACACCAAAGTTTCGGGCGTTCTAATCGCCGGCTCCGGCGTCTCTATCTGTCAGAAATGTGTCTTTCTGTGCGTAGAAAATGTTTTTAAACACGCCGAAAAGACCGATAAGCCAACGTCATAAGTTCAGGAGTATCTATGCGTGACTATGCAACAGTCGCACCGCAATTCTGGCTAGGCAAAACAGGTCGTGAACTGCGGAAAAAAGGCGCTGAAGCGCAGGTGGTCTCGTTCTATCTGATGACCTCGCCACACGCAAATATGCTCGGATTGTATTACCTGCCAATTCTCTATATCGCCCATGAAACAGGATTGGGCTTAGAAGGGGCTTCGAAGGGGCTTAAAAGCTCCATAGAAGCGGGGTTTTGTAGCTATGACGAGGACACAGAGATGGTCTGGGTGCATGAAATGGCCGCCTATCAGGTAGGCAAAGCATTAAAGCCAGGTGATAACCGCTGCGCAGGGGTCAGGAGTGAGTATGCATCACTTACTGAAAACTCTTTCCTTTCATCATTTTACGAGCGTTATAAAAATGATTTTCATCTGAATATCAAACGTGAAACGCGCCAAATTTTGGAAGGGGCTTCGAAGGGGCTACGAAGCCAAGATCAGGAACAGGATCAGGAACAAGAAAAAGATAAAGATCTTTTGGGGCATGGCTCCGCCACACCCCCAGATGGTGAATCTCTCGATGATGCTCCATCTGAAAAGCCAAAAAGTCACTACTCGGAAGAATTCGAGAAGGCCTGGCGGGAATACCCAAAACGTGCCGGTGGCAACAGCAAAGCCGATGCATTCAAAGCCTGGACTGCACGTATTAAATCTGGCGCAACAGTCCAGGAGCTTACCGACGGCGTGCGGCGATACACGGAATACGTTACCGCTGCCGGGAAACTCAACACCGAGTACGTAAAACAGGCATCCACGTTTTTCGGCCCTTCAAAGCACTACGAGGAACCGTGGACCATAACAGCGCCTGGTGGAAAGCGGGATCCGAACACGGTGTCCCAGCCAGGTAAGTTAATTCCGAGCGGGTTCAGGGGGTAGCGATGAAAAACATAATTGGCACTGGCAGTGCGCTGGAGCGGCTGAAAAAACTAATTCCTCCTGGTGTAGAGCCAAAGTTCGGCAGTGTCGACGAGTGGCGAGCCTGGCAGGCTGAGGAGGGTCGCAAACGCAGCGAGGAACTGGACAAACAGAACCAGCGTGCACGCTCTGAGAAAATCTTCGGACGTGCGGGAATTCAGGATCTGCATCGGAGTTGCACGTTCGCAAATTACCAGGTGGCAGGAGATGGCCAGCGCCGGGCGCTCACGATGGCAAAAAGCTACGCACAGAACTTCGGTTCAGGGTTCGCCAGTTTCGTATTCAGCGGCGCACCGGGCACCGGAAAAAATCATCTGGCGGCGGCAATCGGTAATCACCTGCTGACTGGTGGTCACTCTGTGCTGGTTGTGACAATCCCAGACCTGATGCTGCGTGTTCGTGAGTGCTATGACGACGGGCAGTCGGAGGCTTCGCTTCTGGACGACCTTTGCCGGGTAGATTTGCTCATCTTGGACGAAGTAGGCATTCAGCGCGGCAGCAGTGGCGAAAAGGTCATCCTGAACCAGGTTATCGACCGCCGATTGTCCTCCATGCGCCCGGTCGGGATCCTGAGCAACCTGAACTACGAGTCCCTGACTGAAACACTCGGCGCACGGATCCTCGACCGTCTCCAGATGGATGGCGGTATGTGGGTGAATTTTGACTGGGATAGCTACCGCAAAAATGTGCGCCATTTGCGCGTCGTTAAGTGAGGGATGTATGGCTAGAGCATTGTCAGCTACAGAGCGCCGGGATTATGTCCGCGCGGTGATTCGTATCACTAAACATCAGGGGCGCCTGACGACCACTGACGCAATGAAAAAACTGGGTCTGAGTCGCGATACCGTCCTGAAGTATTTCCGCGAAGCGGCGGCCAGCGGAGAGGTTGTTCGTCACGGGCGATCGGGGTTATTTCGCGACCAGCGCGCCGTCATCGACTTTGACATGCAACGATTCGGCATGGCGCCAAGGGAAGTTGCGGGGATGAATTACAGCCTGCTGGGTAGTCCCGTTTTTCAGCGTTTTTTGGATGTTCAGGAGGCTATGCATGGATAACAAAATCAGTACCAATAAAATCATCGCTGATATCAAAGCGACTAAAGGCAATCGCTCTGGATGTCAGGGATTGCATTCCTCGCTCGAAAGTGACGGGTACCTAACTTCCATCTGCAAGTGGGCGCGGGCAACCAGCCCTAAGCGGATTGATGCGTTGGTTGAACTCATCGAGAAACAAGAGACTGCTCTCATTTCGTGGGAAAAGACCATGATGGAAGTCTGCGGCGAAGATGGCCCGGCGTCGGTGGCGAATGAGATTCGAGCGCTGCGGGGTCTGCGGGATACGGCAATGCAGGCGCTCAGGGCTCAGGTAGAGCAACTGGCTGCGGAGAATGTGGGGCTGCGTGAAACCATCGATGCTGTTCGCGGTGTTGCGGATAATTCCAGTGGGATTGCTGGCTATCACCTGAATGGTGATATCGCTAAGTGGTCAGATATTCTCCCTGAAATTGACGACCTCGAAACCCCCGCTACCAACGCAGCAATTGCCGGGATTAAGGCTGATGGGGTGGACTCTGGAATTAAAACCATCATCACAATGTTGAATCACCGTGCTCCTGGCGTGATTGATGCAATCAATGTGCTGGGCGTCCATTCATTCGAGCTGCGCGAGGGGGCCAAATGAGCAACGTTATTTATGTTGTCAGCAAAAAAACAGTAAGCACAAATTACGTTCCGCCAGCGCTGAATGGTGCTTCACCTCTGATTAGTAAACATGAGGTCATTAAGAGAACCGCAAAAGGCTATCGGCTGAAAGTATGGTACGCAGCAGACAAAGGCTCTATGTACCTGGATGAGCATTATTCATTTTTTGAAAGCTATGCTGAAGCGCTGGAATACATCGCGTCAGAGGCCAATCGTGTTGCTGGTGAGCTTGACGAAATGAAGCTGAAGGCCATTCGCCTTATGTGTGAAGCGCATGACGAACTGGGAAGGAGCGTGCAGCATGAAAACTGATATCACCGAACTGGCGCAGTCTGAAATTAATGATGCGTTGGCTCAGCTGAAGCAACTCAGCGAATACCCCACGCCGTCTACCCAATACGCACGGGTTTTACGAAAATATATTACCTCGCAGGCAGAAGCGCTGGAGGAGGCGCTGCGGCACGCTAATCTCACGGAGGCAGAGCGGCAGGCATATTTGGGGCTGATTACTAAGCGGGATGAGTGCATCGAGCAGTTGGAAAGGAGGAATACTGAGCTAGAAAAGGCGTATGAAGAAGCTATTACGCTCGCGAAGCGGCAGATTCGCCTTGCTGGATTCCGCTGTGAGAGGGATGAGTAGATGGCTAAGGCGTTAAAAAAATTCACGGTAGTCCTTAACACCGACCGCGGCTATTACGATTTTCAGGTTAAAGCAAAAGACCATCGCGCTGCTCAAATTGTTGCTAAAGAAAATTTCGGGCACGGGGAGTGTGATGACGAGGATTGGAACGCTTCGACAGCGGTTGTGATCGTTGGGTGGCCTGAAATATGGATGGGAGACTGAGTGATGGCTATAGAAAACCCGACATCATGCCCGCATTGCGGCGGCGAAAATGGATTCCACACGAAAGAAATTGTGGACTTCAAACAGTTATATGACTGGGACGGAACATACGCTGAAGGCCAACACAGCCGCCGTATTCGCGGCGGGAAATCATTCTACTGCTGCGACTGTGGTCGGAATATTACTAAGCACATCATTAAGCCGGAGGAGAAATAGTGGATCCTTCACTGGAATATGCCTGCAAACGCATTCAGGAACTTGAAAGCCTGCTGCTTGTGGACGTACCTGAAACTGTATGGCCCGCTGAAGTTGCGATGGTCTTCTCTGAAGTCCAGAGCGCTGGTGAACTGCCAGCGCATCACCAGTGCCGCCTGCGGCACCACATCAACCGCATGTGGCTGGAAAAAATGCCGGTACCGTCAATTATCGCCGCGGCTCGTTCGCTGGCCAGCGCCATGGAGAAATACGCGTGAGAGAGAGCGAAATCATCGTTGATAACTTTGCCGGCGGCGGCGGGGCGAGTACGGGCATCGAGATGGCGATTGGGCGCAGCGTTGATATTGCGATTAACCACGATCCGAACGCAGTGGCAATGCACACTACAAACCACCCGGATACGCTGCACTATTGCGAGTCGGTTTACGAAGTCAGGCCAAAGGTTGCGACCGCTGGTCGCCCGGTAGCGCTGGCGTGGTTTTCACCAGACTGCCGTCACTTTTCAAAGGCGAAAGGAGCTAAGCCTGTCGAGAAAGCGATCCGTGGACTGGCCTGGGTGGTTCTGCGCTGGGGGCTGGATGTTGACCCTCGTGTGATGATGTTGGAAAACGTCGAGGAGTTTAAAACGTGGGGCCCGCTGCTGGTGGGCGAAATGCGCCCAGATCCAGAACGCGTTGGCGAAACATTCCAGGCATTTGTCGGCATGCTGACAACCGGAATCCCGGCGAACCATCCGGCGCTGGCCGAATGCTGCGAATTTCTGAATATTTCGCTTGATAGCGAGGATGCTGCACGACTGGTAAAAGGTCTGGGTTACACCGTTGAGTATCGCGAGCTGCGAGCCTGTGATTATGGTGCGCCGACGATCAGAAAGCGTTTCTTCATGGTAATGCGCTGCGATGGGAAGCCGATTGTATGGCCTGAAGCCACCCACGGGGATCCGAAGTCTGCCGCCGTGCAGGCGGGCAAGCTGGCACCATGGCGAACAGCTGCGGAATGCATAGACTGGTCAATCCCCGCGCCGAGCATCTTCGGTCGCAAAAAGTCACTGGCAGAGAATACGCTAAAACGGATTGCCCGCGGCATTCAGCGCTTTGTTATCGAAAGTGCTTCGCCGTTCATCGTGAAGTGCAATCACACAACGACACGCGGCAAATACGACTGTTTCCGGGGACAGGCACTGGACGATCCGCTACAAACGATTACGAAAACCCATGGCTATGCAATTGCGGTACCGCATCTGACAAAATTTCGCACCGCCGCCACCGGGCAGCCAGTTACCGAACCAGCACCTACGGTGACCGCCGGTACATCAAAGCGCCCGGGTGGGAATGGTCATGCGTTGGGCATCGTAGAAGCTGCTCTGGCTCCGTTCCTGGCCGGAAATGGCGGCAGCGAGTACCAGGCGAAACCACGGCCGCTTGATAAACCTGCTCACACCATCCTGAAAGAGTCCCGCTCCTGCGTTATCGCTCCGGTCATCGCGCGCCAGTTTGGTGCCAGCGTTGGTCATCGTGCCGACGAGCCCAGCGCAACTATCACTGCCGGTGGTGGCGGTAAATCACAGCTGGTTGTGCCGACGCTCATTCAAATGGGATACGGAGAACGGCCCGGCCAGGCACCTCGCGTGCCAGGTCTCGACAAGCCGCTGGGAACCGTTGTTGCTGGTGGCGGTAAACATGCGGTTGTTGGGGCGTTTCTGGCTAAACACTACGGCGGGAACTATACGGGGCCTGGCGTCGGCCTGGATGAACCTGCGCACTCTGTGACGACAGTTGATCATCATGCGGTTGTTGCCTCTCACCTGGTCAAACTGCGCGGCACCTGCCGGGATGGCCAGCGTACCAACGAGCCGATGCCGACTATCACCGCCGGCGGACAACATGTAGGAGAGGTCAAAACCACGCTGGCGGTCGATGATTACGACGAGCAGCGCGCGCAACAGGTGCTGGCGTTCCTGAAAGAGTATTGCGGGCCGGATAGTACCGGCCTGGTGGATATTGATGGCACCGCATACCGCATCGTTGATATCGGCATGCGCATGCTGCAGCCGCATGAGCTATACCGCGCGCAGGGCTTCCCCGAGTGGTACATTATCGACCAGGACTACCGCGGCGTGAAATATGCCAAGGATAAGCAGGTGGCGAGATGTGGAAATGCAGTACCGCCGCCCTTCGCTGAGGTGCTGGTGAGGGCTAATTTGCCGGAGCTATGCCAACAGAAGGGAATCGCTGCTTAATAAGCCTTGTAAATTCAACCCGCTTCGGCGGTTTTTTTTGTCCTGGTAAATAGGGGGTGCACACAACACAAAATGTGCATCCTATGGCTAGGTGGTTTTTTCTGCTACACCAATACATCTGGAATTAATTAAATTCTGAAATTGGCCTTTTCCCTTTGTTCGAGTGAAATAGGGGCTTGTACGATACACAAAATATGCCGTCGACAACCGCGCGAAGCTTTTCGCTCCGTTAGCCATGAAAGTTAAACAAAACTCCCAAACTTTCAATTTTGATAATCTCTTTTGAAAATAGGGGATTGTAGGACGATCTTCATCTGCCATCATATCTTCCGCTACCGTGAAATTTTCACATGTAAGTGATTTAACATTAATTTATACTGTATAAAAACACAGTATATGGTTTTGCTTCCGGGAGGTAGGGATGCGCAGTGAGAGTGATGAGTACTACGATCTAGTTAAACGTTCTACAGGTGAAGTTGTTGGCAGCATCAGGGCAGCAGGCCGGGTTCTGGTATACACGGCAAATGGTATTACTTCTATGCGACCACTGCTTGAGGACGAGGGAGTATTTAATCTCAACGCAATGACCAGTTTTCTGCATCGCCTCGGCTACCGGATTATCCCGCCTTCTGATAATATGAAATCAACGGCCTGAACAACCGTTGACCTACTGCGCCACGGAGAGAAACCATGGCGCAATTGCACTTAATAAAGCAGTCACAAGGCATACTGATCCCTGCCACGCAGGAGACCAGCGAATTTCTGCAATCAAAATGCAGGCTCGGCGCCGTTCTGGAGGCTGAGTATAAACTTGTCCGTAATCCAGCGTTTCACCGCCGCTATTTTGCTTTACTCAATCTCGGCTTCGACTACTGGGAACCAACCGGCGGAGCCATCTCATCTAACGAACGTAAACTGGTATACGGTTACGCGAAATTTCTCGCGACATACGGCGGCAATGAATCGGCGTTGCTCGATGCTGCCGAGCAATACCTCGACCGTATAGCTGAGAAACGTGCCGGCAGCATCAGCATCTGCAAATCGTTTGACGCCTACCGTGCGTGGGTCATCGTCGAGGCGGGTCATTATGACGCTATCCAGTTGCCGGACGGCACACTGAAAAAACATCCCCGCAGCATCTCATTCGCCAGTATGGACGAAACCGAATTCCAGGAATTGTACAAAGCCTCGCTGGATGTTCTCTGGCGGTGGATCCTCTCCCGTTCTTTCAGCAGCCAGATGGAAGTCGAGAACGCCGCAAACCAGCTTTTAAGCTTCGCGGGGTGATGCTGATGAAATATTCATGGTTTCACCATAGCGACTGCACAACCCTGCAGGCCGAGGAATTGATGGCGAAATATCGCCAGCGGGGAGTGAAGGTCGAGCGCAGCCTAAATCCTGATTTTATTACCTGGACCATCAGCGTGATGCTGGTGGAAGACGCTAACCCTCCACGTCCAGATGGACGCTGGCGCAACCGGATGTGGGGGTAAGCATGGCCAAAGCAGAGAAATGCCTCTTCTGCGGAAAACCCGCAACTCTTTATTGCGATGGGATCATCGGTTGGGATGCTGACGAGGATGAAAATCATCACCTTTCCAATGCCCGTGGGATGTTTACCTGTGATGCGCCAATGTGTGCGGAGTGCGGAACCTGGCATGGCAATATTTTTTTCTCAGGCAAAGCGGGTGGAATGGAAACTCGCGATTACTGCCCGTTTTGTCAGGCACTGTACGTAAAAGGTGACGTCATCCGTGAAGACCGGCACCGAAAAGGGAAGGTTATTCGTGAACCGGTACTAATGGAAGAGCAGGCGGCAATAATCCGTAAAGCGCACTGGAACAGCTATCTGAATGAGCGCCGTCGGGAACTGAACGCAATTCAGGGAGGTGGACAACAATGCCTGCCATTCTGAAAAAAAAACCACGCCGCAAATGTACCGTGTGCCGGGAATGGTTCCACCCAGCCCGTAACGGTCAATTTGTCTGTTCATTCGAATGCGCCAGCGCCCACGGCAAAGCCGCGAACGATGCCGCCAAGACCGCCGCACAGTTGAAGGTAAAACAGCAGCAGAAGAAGGCAGCGAAGAGCGAACGCAAGCGCCAGGCAGAACGCCGAATGGCTGTGAAACCGCTCAGCTATTTCATCAAGCAAGCGCAGAGCGCTTTCAACGAGTTTATCAGGTACCGGGATCGGCATCTGCCATGTATCAGTTGTGACCGACAACACGATGGCCAGTATCACGCCGGTCACTTCCGCACGACCGGAGCCAACCCGGAATTGCGCTTTGATGAAGACAACTGCCATAAGCAGTGTTCGGCCTGCAATAACCATCTGTCTGGGAACCTCACCGCATACCGCCCGGCTCTGATCGCCAAAATCGGCCAGGTGCGTTTTGACGCCCTGATGGGTCCACATGCATTACCCAAATGGACACGGGAAGACTATATCCGGATCCGTGCTGAATATCGCGCGAAACTCCGCGAAATGAAAAAGCAGGAGGCCGCGTGAATCCTGAATTTATCCGGTACCAATTCGAAAGCGTATCGCGGGCGAAACTACCCGCAATAAAGCGCCACAGCAAACCAGTTAAGACGATGAAAGAGCAGAAAAAGGGAGTCGCCGCGTGAAACTTGAAGCATTACCTAAATTTTTCTCACCAAAATCTATGATGCCCGGCGCAGTGCCATGCGGAATTACTGCTGATACACTGACCATTACCGATGTTATGGCAGCCTTAGGGCTGGCGGCATCAAAATCCGCAATAGGTATTGAGCTCTACCTGGCAAAGGCTGGCGTTCTTGCGCCGGACAATATTATCGCCTTCATCAATGAGCTTGCCACTCAGCGTGCCAGCAGGAATCGACCTCTGCAGGCTATGCAGGAGCAGCAGCGCGCGGAGTTTTTGCGCGTAATGGCTGGTTACGTTTTCCGGGATTATTCGCTTAGCGCCGCCAGTCTGGTGACATGCAGTAGTTGCACCGGTTCCGGGTTCATTGACGCCGAGGTATTCACCAACAAGGTGATCTACCCAGATGGCAAGCCACCAAAGTGGGTTAAGGTCACGAAGGGGATTTCGCCATCGGACTGGGAAGAGGTGAAAACTGTGCGTGAGCAGATAAGGGTAATCTGCAAAGCGTGCAACGGGAAGGGGAACATAAAGAACGAATGCCGCTGCCGGGGGCGAGGCGAGGTTCTCGATAAGAAAAAATCTGAGCTGCAGGGAGCCCCTGTTTTTAAGCAGTGTCCTCGCTGCACCGGTCGCGGTTATCCCAGATTAAAGGACACGGAGATATTCAAGGTTTTATGCGTGACCGAAACCACTTGGCGCAGAAACTTCAAATTGTTCTTCGATCGGCTGGTGGAGTATTGCCACGTTGAAGAATCCTTTGCTGAAAAGATGCTTGAAAAGGTAACGAGGTGATTTTGCTACTGGCTATTGCAAACGTGGCGGAAATTGGCTAATCTCGTTTCAACGATGGGATATATCGCCCACGTTAAAGACATTTAGACCTCGCCTCGGCGGGGTTTTTCTTGAACCCAGCGCATGATGTGCTAGTTCTCAATAAGGGCCATCATGGATAAATACGGGCCTGTGCTAGACATTGACTTTACTCTTGTGCATTTTCTTCCGGACGGGAATAAGCAACGTTTTGCAGTAAAAATAACTAAGCATCCAGACTCTGACGGCACCAGATATGCGACTTATCCCAATGGTACTGGCTTAGTTGTAGGACCGGCTCAATTTAATAGATTAATGATGTCGAAGGTTGAATTGCCAACATCGATGCCACAAAGACTACGCGAATCTCTTGATCTCATTTAGAACATCAAACATCATTGGACCGCCGCCTCGTCGTTTTTTTGCATTATAGCGATACGATAGGGTATTCGCGATATGCATTGCATCAGTACCCCCGTCACATCGTCGTAGAGCAACACCCACAACTCCTAAGCCTCGGTACTCGCCGGGGCTTTTTTATTTGCACTCCGGTCAGGGCTCTTGGGTAGAGGCGTACTGCACGACACGTTAAAGCCCATGCGCGAGAGCCCTGAGCCAGATTGTATCTGCCGTGGTTTGGTAATTACATTTGGCTACACCCGGAAGGTGCGGGTTCGATCCCGCCAGATGCACCAGATAAGGCTATTGATAGTGTAAAGAAGGACTTTATGCCGAAAGGTGGCAGGAAGGAAACGGGGTGTAATACTCATGTATCACTCCCCCTGTTTCTGCAAGAATGGATAAATATTAATACCTTTTTTTGAATGTATTTATATATCTACGCCTTTCTTTTATGTAAGAAATCAGAAAACCCACAGCGACTAAAAGAAGAACTACAGCTAATGCTATCATCAGTATGGTTGTCATTTGAGTGAAGCCTCTTGAAGAGTATGAATATTTTTGTTTTATCTGAGGCGTAGTGTGCGAGTAGTGTAAGAAAAATCCTAATTGATAATTCTTCTTATTTTCACCATTTTCATGAGATTTTGTCATTGATTTTTTAAATTATTGCATATGGAATAATTAATCATAGTCTTTCCTTGTAGGCTGCTTTTGGTACGAGGTAAGGACCATGGTTTTACAGTGTATTGACTAAGCGCATGTCATCTGGCTAATGTATTGTTGTGGTGAATCCCCCTATGCGGAGGGGCGTCCAGTCAGTTACAGAAACCTGTAAATGCAGCGCGGGCCATGCCGACTGGGGCATGCTCACCGGGAGGCACCCGGCACCACAACTATCTCAAAATTATAGTCAGCAGTGGCAGGCTCGCTTCGGCGGGCCTTTTTGATTTATGCAATCCGAGCAGGGTCCTTGAGTGAATCTGTACCGCACTTAAGCGTATAGATTTGTGAATCGACCAGCCTCATAAACAATTCTGTAAATAGCTAATAATCTTGAGCCTCGTTAGTATCTTATGGGAGAATCTAGCGGTTATTTCTTGTAATAAATAATTCGTAAGAAAAAACGACATGCACAGGGAGTCAGTAGAATGCAGCCAAAAGAAGAACACCAGGCCATGTACGATGATGTGTGTCGAGTGCTGGGCAGGGCCATAGTAATGCTTAAAGAAAGCGGTCAGCCAATAACAGAGCAGACCTTGCAGTTTATGCTTCAGATTCATAATGAACAGACAAAGGATCTTTATTTGACGAAAATCTACACAACAGCCAAGAGAGTTATTGAATAGCAAGTTGACCGGTGCTGAAGTGCAGAACGCAAGATGTTGACATGTGCTGAAATGGCTGGTTAATTAAAGCGCGTGGTGAATCCCCCCTGTGCGGAGGGGCGGAAACAGCTTAAATGGAATCCTTATGATTCACTCGGACCGCAAGTCATGGTTGCTGACCAAAGGCTTACTGAGAGGCACTCAGCACCACACCCACTTTTGAGCCCACGTTAACGCGTGGGCTTTTCTATTTCAGGCTCACGGGAATCATCTTCGACGTGCGTTGTTGTAAATCCAGCCCGTGAAGCCTGACCATCTTTCAAACACACAGCGCCATCCGTCATCAACGGAGGTGAGGCTATGACAAAAATGAGCACCATTTACAGCAGACTCTCATACGGCACCGGGACCGCATTAACGGGCTGCGGTGTCTCAGCGAAGGCTTATGCCGATGTGGCAAAAACAGAGGTATGGATTTTGGCCGACAAAGTGGCGGGCATGAGCCTGAGTGATTGGGCGATCGTTGTCGGTATAGCGTGCACTGTTATTACCTGCGGCGTGAACTGGTATTACCGTCGTAAAGAGCGGGAGGATCGGCTTAATGGATATGTCACCAAAGCTGAGGAGTAAACTCAGTGCGGTCATGCTGGCGCTGATTGCTGCTGGTGCCTCAGCTCCGGTCCTGATGGACCAGTTCCTGAATGAGAAAGAGGGCAATAGTCTCATTGCGTATCAGGATGGTTCTGGCATCTGGACGATTTGCCGCGGGGCGACCCGGATTGACGGAAAGCCTGTAACGCAGGGCATGCGACTGACGCAGGCCAAGTGCGATCGGGTAAACGCTATCGAGCGAGACAAGGCGCTGGCGTGGGTTGACCGGAATATCAAGGTCTCTCTCACGGCGCCGCAAAAGGTCGGTATCGCGTCATTCTGTCCATACAACATTGGTCCACCTAAGTGCTTCCCCTCAACCTTCTTTAGTCGCTTGAATGCCGGGGATCGCAAAGGTGCATGCGAAGCGATTCGCTGGTGGATTAAAGACGGTGGTCGAGATTGCCGGCTGACCAAAGGCCAGAAAAACGGCTGCTACGGTCAGGTTGAGCGGCGTGACCAGGAAAGCGCGTTGGCGTGCTGGGGGATAGATGAATGAGCCGCTTAACCGCAATTATCGCCTCGGTGATTATCTGCATCATTGTCTGTCTCGGATGGCTGGCAATGCATTACCACAATGCCGCCAGTCAGCAGGAAACCCGAGCCGAAACAGCAGAACAGCAAGTAAACACCGCTCAGGCCATTACCTCAAACGTCCTGACCACTATGTCAATTTTCAATTCCATCACAGAGGCCAATCAGCATGCAAAAGAGCAGATCGCACTGGGCGCATCGGGAGCCTCGGCAGACATCAAAGTGGCCATTGCGAATGATGATTGCGCTAATCGCCCTGTTCCTGCTGGCGCAGTTAAGCGGCTGCAACAATACGCGAACGGTTTACGTCAAGGTGCCAGTGGTTCCCTTACCGTCCAGCCTGACGGCTGACACCCCGCAACCGGAAATCCCTGACAATCTGACGTGGGGACAAAGCCTGGATTTGAACGTCAGCCTGCTTTCGGCGCTGGGCCAGTGCAACCGGGATAAGGCTGATATCAGGGACGCAGAGAAACAACGAGCCTCGCAATAGCGGAGCTTTTTAATGTGCATTGAACTCACTGGGCTGTTTAATATTGAGCAGCCAGGGGAGTAAATATAACTTAAATAGTTGATTAAAAAATGAGCTTCTCGTGGTATGGTAAGACCCATTCATTGAAAGGTTAATCCTAATGTCATTTTTCGATTACGCATTAAAACGTATCGATACTGCGACCAAGGCAACAGTAAGTTGTCCTATTTGCGGACATAGCTCCAATCACCCGACAACAAAGGTACGCCAGGAAAAGACGTTACTCTGCCCGAAATGCAAATCACTGTTTATCATTCACAGGTAACAGTCGTCTTACTGAAACTAACCGGCTCAGGGCGTTCCACGTCTTATGGACGTGATCATCTATAGGTTTTAGCTCTGAAACATCAGATTTTTACTCCAGGCACATGTTGGATATTGTGCTGACCACATTGCGACAGATCTGTGCTTTCGTTAGTTAGTTACACTGCCAAATAAACCCCTTGCCGGCCATAAATGCAGCATTGGCCTGCTATATGAAAACATGCTGGTAGAGGGGTTATTGTTGGTTGCTCGGTTGCAGGTCCTATCGTCAAAATGTCACTAGAAGGCGGAAGTACAAGCACACTACAAACCAGTGAAGGTGAACTATCGAAGGGTACGGTGAACATTGACACAATAATATCGCAAATGTATATCCAGCAACGCAACGTGGTGGGCAGTCACGTGCTGGTTAGGTCTAAGACTAACTAGTTTTAAACTATTTCCGACCTAGGAAAAAACCGATTATTAAAGCAGTAACTGCGACGACGGCTACACATTTGAATGGATTGGATTCTATACTGTCTTTGACATTTTTTGCGCTATTGCGCATTGCATGGTTTGCTCGTGAAGCAGATGTTTTTGCGGCATCTGTAAACTGATTCTCAGGTGGTTCTAAAACCTCAGAATAATTTTCCTCTAACTCACCTGGTAATTCTCTGTCTTTTCTATGATTTTTATTGAACATGATTTTATTCTCCGGTATCTAGCGTGTTATTTAATTGTAGTAGTTAAATAAAAGAGTTGTGCATAATCTAGTGTGATGTGTGTTTATATATTTAAATGCGCTAATAACAGTTGATTGATATGATTTTATGTATCTTATTTTGCAAAATTTTTGCAAGTGTGGTTCCCTAAGTGCCTGTAAATAATTCAATGTTTTTAGTTGTTATTCGTTTTTATTTTACGGCCGAAAAAAAGCACCTCCGTGAGGTCCAAGTCAAACATAACAACCAAGGGAAATTATCATTCGTTTTTTTCATACGAGTCAGTCAATAGTAGATAGATGAACCAGAAATGACTCGTATAAAGTGCAGGCTTGTAATCTTTTTTAAAACTCAAGCCTGAGGTAATAATACATGTCAGAGTGAACAGATATTCCATCTTCTCGCAAGAAGTCATACTGTATGTTTCTGTATTTGCTGCAATGAGTCCTAAGCGGTAAGGTCTGAGAAGCAACAATGGAAATTTTATAACGTCTTTTACCCTTCCTCCGGAAGGAAAAAGTATCCACATTTTGGGCAAATACAGGTGACGTTTTTACGCATTTTGCTGGAGCTTTGCTCCATAATGTGAGAGCAGTGAGGGCAAGTCACTTTAACCTGTTTGTCCATGTACACCTTAAGGTCATCAAATATAGTCATAAATATTTCCTGCTTGATGTATGGGTATTCAGTATACTCCTGCAATTGATGCTCTGCTCATTTATTAATCAACCCTGTCGCCGAAGCATCGAGTTTTTCATCCAGCAATACGGTCACTTTGCCACTGAGGCTGAAGAATTTCGATCATGGACCTATGCACAGTATCGTTTTTAAATTTCACATAAACTATGACTGAAGTCCGCCAGTACCTCCTTCTAAGCAGGTACGGAAGGCAACATACCTGGCTAGCATGATGATTCCTAAGCATTGTCAGGGGAGATAATCTATTATTTATAATCGGTTGGGGTCACTTAAGGAGTGTTTCAATGAAAAGTGAAGAATTTGAACGTAAAGCCGAAGACGAAATCTCGGCACTCATTAAGAAAAAGATCACTGAAATCAGGAAGAAAACTGGTAAAGAGGTTTCAGAAATCGAGTTTTTTCCACTTGAGACAATGAATGGGCTTGATGGATACGAAGTAAAAATAAAGCTGATGTAAACGCAATAAAGGTCGCTTAGGCGGCCTTTTTTATTGGCATTACAAGAGCCATTCCACAGAGTGGCTTCGATAATGCTACATCACGCGCCGTATCGTCGCAGTATCCCCACATTAACCATGACCGCAGCCCGACGGGGCACTCCTCTGCGTGAGTGCATGGTGATAATCAATAACGATAAATACCAGGGTTTACGCAGGACATTGCGGTTTGCCGACATAGCGGCCCACGGGAGCCGTGGTAGAAGAATCTCCGTCTGTTTTACAAAGCTTTCCACTGCGAAGGCTTGATAATGCAGAGACTATATTGATAGTCGCCACGGGAGTGAAGCGCACTTAACCGCAGGAAATTCTGATATGGCGAAAAAGAAATGGCCTAAACCGCCAGAATACCGCGTCCCCCTGTTTAACAATGCAAAGGTCGTTCTTCTGCGGAGCAGGGATGAGGCTGATGACTACCTTTCACGTCTTGGGCTTGAGTTTGATACAACCGGATACGATGGATTTGCATATGACCACCGAAAGGGAAGAAAGATCCCGCTGCTTATTATCGCCGTGTTCCTTCATGAGCCTAGCGTGCTGGCGCACGAGGTTTGCCATATCGCATTTGATATCTGTAACCATGTCGGCGTCCCAACACCAAACGACGAGATGAACGAAACATACTGCTATCTGGTACAGCGGATCATGCAGGAGTTTCTACCTTACATAAAACAGGATTAACTCATGGCAAAACCGGACTGGGGCGAGCTTCAGCAACGGTTCCTGTCCGAACATGCCGCAACCGGCGTATCACCGAAGGATTGGTGTGAAGCGCAGGGACTGAACTACGCTACCGCCCGTCGATACATCAAAAAGCCTTCTGCGCAAATTGCGCAAAAACCTGCGCAGAAAAAATTGCGCAATGCGCAAAAGGAAAAGTGCGCAGATGAGTTGGTGGATGATGACGGCCTTACTGCTCAGCAGCGTTTATTTGTCGCGGAGTACCTGAAGGACAATAACGCCACGCAGGCTGCCATTCGTGCCGGGTACAGCAAAAAGACCGCTGAACAAATTGGTTATCAGCTGCTTCAGAAGCCTTCAGTTGCGCAGGCCATTGCGCAGCAGCAGAAAGCGTCCATTGTGCGCACACTCGGCAGCGCCGATGAAGTGCTCGAACAGATGTGGCAGCTTGCCACCTTCGATGCCAATCAGCTTTCACAGTATCGCCGCGGGAGTTGTCGTTATTGCTGGGGCTTCGGCCACCAGTACCAGTGGCGCGATGCTGTTGAGTACGAAGAGAAACGACTCGAAGCGCTTGAGCGTAAACGTCGCGAGCCTTTGGATGTTGGCGGTTACGGATATGACCACACCAGCGCGCCTAATCCTGAATGTCCCCGTTGCAATGGCGACGGCATCGGTCAGACGTTCTTCGCTGATACGCGCAAACTAGCGCCAGATGCTGCGCTTGCCTATTCCGGCGTGAAACTCGGGAAGAATGGCGTTGAGATAACCGCCATCAGCCGCGAACGAATGTACGAAGCAGTGATGAAACGCCTCGGCCTGGCTGATAGTGAGTTCGCCCAGCGCCTGCAGCAGATAGAAATCGAGCGCCGGCAACTGGAGGTCGAAAAATTACGGAAAGAGCTCGCAGCTGATCCGGAAGATGACGAACCAACGCCGGTAGCAATCAATATCAACGTCGTGGATGCAAGAGTGAGGGAAGAGGATGGCGATAGCACCGACGCTTAACATCCCTCAGGCCCGATTCCTCGCAATGGAGCACAAATTTAAAGCCTACGTGGCCGGGTTTGGATCCGGTAAGACGTGGGTTGGCTGCGGTGGAATATGCAAAGGGTTCTGGGAGTTCCCCAAAATAAACCAGGGCTACTTTGCCCCGACCTATCCTCAGATCCGCGATATTTTCTATCCCACGGTGGAAGAGGTTGCTCACGACTGGGGACTGAAAGTCAAAATCGTTGAGAGCAACAAAGAGGTCCATTTCTACAGTGGCCGCCAGTACCGCGGCACGACAATTTGTCGTTCGATGGAAAAGCCAGACACGATAGTCGGCTTTAAAATCGGTAATGCGCTGGTGGATGAGCTCGACGTTCTGAAAGCGGATAAGGCGCGTCAGGCATGGCGAAAAATAATCGCGCGTATGCGTTATAAGGTTGATGGTCTGCGTAATGGCATTGACGTGACCACAACGCCTGAAGGATTTAAGTTCGTCTATAACCAGTTTGTTAAGGCTGTGAGGGAAAAACCTGAACTGAGGCCGATGTATGGTCTGGTACAGGCCTCGACATTCGACAACGAAAAGAACCTGCCGGATGACTATATTCCGTCGCTTCTGGCAAGTTACCCGCCGGAATTGATCAAGGCATATCTGAACGGCCAGTTTACTAACCTGACCAGCGGCACCATTTATCATCAGTTCGACAGGGTGCTGAATAATTCCAGTGAGGAAGAGCAGCCAGGTGAAGCGCTTTATATCGGGATGGACTTCAACGTCGGGAAGATGGCTGGGATCGTCCATGTATTGCGACTCGGCTTACCGCACGCGGTAACAGAAATTATCAACGCTTACGATACGCCCGACATGATTCGCATCATCAAGGAGCGTTTCTGGCTGTATGCCGACGGAGACTACCGCAAGATCCGCGAGATTTACATTTATCCGGATGCCTCTGGTGACTCCAGAAAGTCAAACAACGCCAGCAAAACAGATATTGAGCAGCTCAGACAGGCCGGATTTAACGTCATCGTTGATGATGCTAACCCGCCAGTAAAGGACCGCATCAACTCTATGAACGCCATGTTCTGCAATGGTAATGGCGATCGCCGATACAAGGTGAATGTGGCCCGCTGCCCGGTCTATGCCGACTGCCTGGAACAACAGGTGTGGGATAAAAACGGCGAGCCGGATAAAAAGAGCGATAACGATCACCCCAACGATGGCGCCGGTTACTTCATTGTGAAGCAATTCCCAATCGTTCGACCTGCATTCTCTATTTCACTGGACACGACATTCTGATGGCCAATAACGATATTACTTACGTTCGCCCTGACGTCAGGGCGGCGATGCCCGTGTGGAAAAAAATTCGTGACGTGTGCAAAGGGGCTGATGCTGTAAAGGCCGCCGGGAATGAATACCTCCCTTTTCTGGATCCGTCCGATAAGTCTGCACGCAATAAAAAGCGCAATGCCGATTACATTCAGCGCGCCGTTTTCTACGCGATAACGGGCAATACAAAGGTGGGTTTACTGGGGCTGGCATTCCGAAAAGACCCGACTATGACCGCGCCGGATAAGCTGAATTATCTCCGTGATAACGCCGACGGTGCTGGTGCCAGCATTTATCAGCAGTCCCAGCAGGTTACAGAAAATATTCTGGAAGCCGCGCGCGAGGGGCTGTATACGGATTATGCGGCTGAAACCGATGAGGCGATCATCCTTCACTATCAGGCGGAGAGCATCATTAACTGGCGAACCAAACGCATCAATGGACGTGATCAACTGGTACTGGTGGTTTTACGTGAATGCATGGAAAAGGCAGATGGATTTGCGTACCAGGATGAAATTCAGTATCGCGAACTTGCCCTAGAGGACGGAAAGTTTATCTGCCGGGTATGGCGAAAGGCGGCTGACGCAGGCTCTTTTTCCGTCAGTTCCGAGTATCACCCGAAGCCAAAAGGTGAGGATTTCTGGGATGAGATCCCCTTTACCTTCGTTGGTGCACAAAATAACGATCCCAGCATCGACGAGTCGCCTTTAGCCGCCCTCGTTGAAATTAACCTTGGCCATTATCGAAATTCGGCGGATTACGAAGACAGCGTATTTTTCTGCGGTCAGGTTCAGCCGGTGATTTCCGGGCTTGATACCGCCTGGCGTGACTGGCTGCAGGGTAAGGGAATTCGTGTCGGTTCTCGTTCTCCTTTCCTGCTGCCAAAGGAGGGGAGTTTTACCTATGCTCAGGCGCAACCAAACACCCTGGCTAAAGAGGCGATGGACAGTAAGCGTGATTATTCTGTTCAGCTTGGCGCCCGGCTTATCGAGCAGAACGGCGCGGTTAAAACCGCCACCCAATCGAGCGGTGAACAAACTGCATCCACATCGGTGCTCGGCATTTGCGTTTCCAATGTCTCGGAGGCCTATACGCTGGCGCTCGGCTGGTGCGCCAGATATCTCGGTATAAAAGGCGAGGAATACCGTTACAGCATCAATCAGGAGTTTATCGCTAAAGTCGCTGAATCCGGCATGGTAACGGCGATCGTCAATGCCTGGCAGTCCGGTGCGATTCGCGACACGGATATGGTCAGAGCGCTGCAGAGGCTTGACCTGATAGATCCCTCCGATGACCCTGAAACTGTCATTGACGCTATTCGTAACGGCGCGCCTAACCTGATTGGTGGCAATAATGGCAACGGCGAATGATAAACTGCAGGATGAATCCTTAGCCCACGCTATATGGGTTAGTCGCTACAGCACCGGCGTTTCCAACAGGATGATAAAAGCTCTGAATGACAGCGACGCCGAACTTACCGCCAGGCTGCTGGTGGCTATCGATACGCTGGATGCTGAGAGCTTTACTGTTTCACGTCTGGAAGCGTTACTGGTCAGTGTCAGGGCCATAAACAAAGAAGCCATACAGTCGATGTATGCAGCCCTCTCTACCGAGCTGCAGGAGCTGGCGAAGCATGAGGCCAGTTTTCAGATGAGCCTTTTCCAGTTTGCCATTCCCGACGATGTTCTGGCTCTTCATCCACTGGTTGGCATCTCCCCGGATGCAGTTTATGCCGCGGCGATGGGGCGTCCATTTCAGGGACGGTTGTTAAGCGAATGGGCCAGCAACCTCGAAGCTGATCGGATGGCGCGCATATCCAATGCGGTGCGGCAGGGATTCCTGCTGGGTGATACGCAGGAGCAGATCGCAAAAAAGGTTCGTGGCCATGCTAACCGCGGCTACCAGGATGGTGCGCTTCAGATGAGTCGGGCCAATGCAGCCAGCATAGCGAAAACGGCCGTAGGGCATCTTGCATCGACAGCAAGACAAAGATTTGCGGCGGCGAACGACGACATTCTGAAGGGTAAGCAGTGGCTATCCACTTTGGATAACCGAACATCGAAAGATTGTCGAATTCGCGACCGGCTCAAATACACCCTGGCAAACAAGCCGATCGGCCATAAGGTGCCATATCTGCAGGGACCAGGCAAAATTCACTGGTGTTGTCGAAGCGTCGAAACCTACATCCTGAAATCGTCCGAGGAATTAGGTATCAAAGTCGGAGAAATTAAGGATAGCTCGCGCGCCAGCATGGATGGACAGGTTCCGGCTGACACGAATTACCAGGACTGGTTCTCCCGGCAGTCGTTCACACGACAAGCTGAGATTGTCGGAGAAACGCGTGCCAGGCTGATTCGTGATGGCGGCATGTCTCCTGATGAGTTCTATAACGATAAGGGCGAGTGGCTGACGCTTGACCAATTGCGCAACCGTGACGCGCAGGCGTTTAAAGATGCCAGAGTGTGATAAGGTAAATTCGTGGTGAATGTAGGATGCTGACCTGCGCGCCAAAGCGTCCCGTGAGAAACGGGCAAGCCGGAAACCAGACTCACATCGGTGAGCCCCCGCAGTTCTGAAGAATCAGAATGCGTGGCAGCACTGGCCACCACACTTACTCAAGTTTGCTAAGGCGAACTTTTTTATTATCTGAAATTAATTCACAGGCTGCCTTCGGGCGGCCTTTTTTATTGGGCCAGGCCCACAGTAACTATCCCAAGGGGACATCATGCTTATTCGTAACATGCTCATTAAATATTATTCGGCAGCTGGTGGTGAAGGTGGTGAAGGTGGTGAAGGCGGTGGCTCCGGTGGTGGTGCGCCTGAGATTACGCCGGAAATCCAAAAGTTGATCGATGAGCAGGTCAATGCTCAGGTCTCTGGCCTGAAAAATAAAAATAGCGAACTTCTCGGTAAGCTCAAAGAGTCCACTGAGTCGCTTAGGCGTTTTGATGGTATCGATCCTGATGCGGTGAAAACCATTCTCCAGCGTTTCTCTGATGATGAAGAAGCGCAGCTTATTGCCGGCGGCAAAATTGATGAGGTGCTGAACAAACGTACTGAACGCCTTCGCTCCGATTCGGATAAGCAAATCAAAGCCGCTAATGAACGCGCTGAAAAGGCAGAAGCGTTCTCCAACAAATTCCGTGATCGTGTCCTGGGTGATGCTATCCGCAGCGCAGCGCTTAAGGCTGGCGCGCTGCCAGAAGCATCCGACGATCTGATTCTACGTGCTAAAGGCACTTTCCAGCTCAACGACGAAGGCGAGGCCGTAGCAGTTGATGCAAATGGCGATGTTCTGTTCGGTAAAGACGGCAAAACTCCGCTCACCCCTGTTGAGTGGGCTGAATCTCTGAAAGAGACGGCCCCGCACCTGTTCCCACGCGCTGAAGGCTCCGGGGCTGGTGGTCACAAGCCAGGTAGCGGCGGCGGAAGCCTCAAACGTTCAGAAATGAGCTCAAGCGATAAAGCGGACTACATCCGCAAACATGGCCAGCAGGCCTATCTCAAATTGCCTAAGTAAGGACTAATCAATGCCTACGACCGTAAACAACGACCTGATTATCTATGATGACCTCGCGCAGACTGCGTTTCTTGAGCGTCGCCAGGATAATCTGGAAGTCTTCAACGCCGCTTCAAACGGCGCAATCATTCTCGATAACGAGCTGATCGAGGGTGATTTCCGCAAGCGCACCTTCTATAAAGTTGGTGGCTCTATCGAATCGCGCGACGTTAACTCCACTGACCCTGTAACGGGTAAAAAAATCGGTGCCGGCGAATCTGTCAGCGTCAAGGCGCCGTGGAAATACGGCCCATATGAAACCACTGAGGAGGCGTTTAAACGTCGAGGTCGCGACGTTAGCGAATTCTCCGAGGTGATCGGCGTCGACGTCGCTGATGCAACGCTTGAAGGTTATATCAAGTATGCCCTCCAAGGACTTGTTGCAGCCATTGGCGCAAATGCTGATATGAAGGTATCAGCGGATATTGCCACTGATGGTAAGAAAACACTGACCCGTGGCCTGCGTAAATACGGCGATAAATTTAACCGCGTTGCGCTGTTCGTTATGCATTCCACGACCTATTTCGACATTGTTGATCAGGCTATCGACAACAAAATTTACGAAGAAGCTGGCGTGGTGGTTTATGGCGGACAGCCAGGTACGCTGGGTAAACCGGTGCTGGTAACTGACACCATGCCAGTTGACGCGATTCTTGGTCTGGTGGCTGGTGCGGTATCCGTAACGGAATCACAGGCTCCGGGCTTCCGTTCCTACGATATCAACAACCAGGAAAACCTTGCCATCGGCTATCGCGCCGAGGGTACGGTTAACGTTGAGCTGCTGGGTTACAGCTGGGATGAGACCAAGGGCGCCAACCCTGATTTGACTAAAATCGGCACTGGCGCGAACTGGAAGAAACATTTCACCAGTAACAAGTCCACTGCAGGCGTACTGATTAAGCTGGAAGCTCCGGCGGGGGAGTAACCCTGTCAGCGGATAAATCTTCCGCAACTGCTGACAGTACCGACGCGGTGACCGTTTCGCTCAAGTACACCAAAAATGGTGCCGGAGTCTCCGGGGTATCTGTGGCGTGGGCGTCTACTGGCGGCACGCTAAGTGCTTCAACGTCACAGACAGGGTCTGCTGGTGGCTCGACGGTGAAACTCACCTCTGATACGGCCGGCTCCTTCACGGTGACGGCTACCGTTGACGGTGTGGTGAAGACAACTGAAGCGATCGCGTTCACTGCTCCAGCGGGTAGTTAACTGACGGGGCGAAAGCCCCGTTTCTTTTGGTGAGGATCCGATGACCGTTTATATAACAATCCAGGACGTTGACGAGTTGCTGGGGGATACCTGGGCTGCCGCCGACAAAAAGGGTAAAGCCGTGCTACAGGCAAATACCTGGATGGCGGCGCTTAACCTTCAGGATATAGACCCGGAGCATACTCCTGAAGAAGTTAAGCAAGCCGGAGCGTTTATCGCTTCCGTTGCCGCTGCAGGCAATCTTTATCAGCAAAAAACAGATTCCGGCGTGGTGACGAGCAAAAGCGTTGAGGCAGACGATGTGAAGGTTTCCCGCACTTTTGCCGAGCTTTCAACCACCAGCGCTGAATTACTCGATCCTGATTTGCAGCTGGCGCTGGATATGCTCAAACCGTGGATGATTAACCCTTTCCAGACGTTCTTTGTGAGGGCGTGATATGTCCGATTTGAAGGCGGTCCCATTTCAAAAGCCCAGCCATCACAACATCGATAACGACCAGGTTATTCGCCTACTGAAACAGGCTCTGGAGCGAGCCGAAAACGGCGGCTGCCACAGTGTCGCAGTGATACTGCTTGATGATGAGGGTAACGCGATTGATTGCTGGCATAACGGTGGGCGCCCCTATGTGATGGTTGGTGCTATGGGGTCGCTTAAAACCGACTTTATCCATGCTCATATTGAGCGGCGGTAAGGGGGTAACATGCAAAATCCTGATGTGCATTATGCCGGTGACGGGCTCGGTCCTCGCGATGCGTTTGTGAATGGAAATCCGATCAGACATGTAGTTTACGCAAACCCGGCAAAGGGCGTTGTTGAGTTTGCTCCGCTCCCGCTGCGGGTTAAGCGTAACGGCGAAATCTATACCAGGAAACTGCGTGGTAACGTCCTGGTCCTTTTTACTGGCGGATATGTTTCTAACAATATCCCGCTTCATCGTTTTGCTGAAAAAGGCATAGAGGAGGTGGACCGTGGGTATCCGCGACGAACTCCAAATTGAAGTCGCCGCAGCATTCGATACCGACCTGCAGGATGCCGTTAAGGATTTCACTGGGTCATACACCATTCGGGGTGCCTGGGACCCGGTGACGGAAACCGGCAGCGAAACGGTGGTGACCTACTCTGGGCGCGGTGTTCTGGCGCGGTACAAACTCCGCCGTATCGATGGCGTTAACATCCTGCACGGTGACCTGAAATTAACCGCCCTGGTTAACGAGGTGACAGATAAGCCGGCGGTCGGGCACTTCATCACGGCACCGGATCCGATTACAGGCGTGCTCCAGCGTTATGAGGTCATAACGGCCGCCGCTGATTCTGCTGGTGCTGCGTACTCCATTCAGTTACGGAGAGCGTGATATGGCTAAGGGCTGGAGTATTGACCCGGCAGCATTCGCCGGGCTGGTGGCTGAGGATGTAAAACTTCGCCAGAGAACAATCGCTGTTCAACTGTTGAATGAAATCGTTCAGCGGTCGCCTGTTGGTAATCCGGAATTGTGGGCCATCAATGCCACTGCCGTTCAGTACAACAAAGCGGTGGGAGAGTGGAACGAGTCCCTCTATGCCGACCCTGCGAACCTGACAAAAACCGGACGGCTAAGGAAGAAAGTCCACGTTAACGACAGCATGGATATCAGGCGCCCGGCGGAATACCGCGCAGGCACGTTCAGGGCGTCACATTTCGTGAGTATTGGCGCGCCTGATTATTCGGTGCCAACTGAGCCGGATCCGCGGGGCACGATGACTTTTCTCAACGGCAAAAATATCATCGACCAGGCGCCGGCCTATTCGGTGATTTATATCCAGTCAAACCTTCCGTACTCCGTGCCGCTGGAGAATGGGCACTCAACACAGGCGCCGACAGGCGTCTATGCCGTCTCGTTTAATGGTGTGATTCAGGCCTACAAATGACCCTTACAGAAATCAGAAACGCTGTCATTTCCCGAATGACGGCACAAACAGCTATTGCCTCCGATGCGGTGGACTATCCCAATGGGCCGGTATTTGACCCCGGTGGTCGCAGTATCTGGGCCCGTCTCACCAACATCTCAGGACAGGCTGGCGCAATCGAAATCGGGGCGGGTCCAGTCGTTCACAGGACCGGAGTACTCATTATCCAACTGTTTGTCCCGGTAGGCTCCGGAACGCTGCTGATTACCCAGACGGCGGACAAATTAACCGAGCTTTTCGAGTTTCAGGACGACGGAAGGCTGAGTTACTTCGCCGTCTCAACTGTGCCGGCCGGTGAAACCGATGGCTGGTATCAACTCAATCTTCAAATCCCTTATCGCGCTCTGTAGCGCACAAAAAAACAGGAGGCTCCTGTGAGCTCAGGTGCAAAAGTAGTATCCGCAGTAATTCGCGAGACAACCCCCGGTATCACGCCTACTGTGGGCTCATGGAGCCTGCTACGGCGTACCTCGTTTGGTGTGAAGCCAACGCAGAACACTAACGATAACGACGAAATCGCTGGCGACCGCATGGCACAGGGCGTGTCCCGCGGTACTGTGGATGTTGGCGGTGATGTCGGCACAAGGTTTCGCTGGAATCAGCATGATGATTTTCTTGCCAGCTGTTTCGGTTCCGAATGGCAAAATAACGTGCTGACGATGGGTAACGAACGCATTACGTTCTCTGTGGCCACGTACGCTGCTGATGTGGGGGTCGCCCAGATTGCCCGCGGCTGCCAGGTCGGTACATTCCAGATGGAAATCCCCGGCGATGGGGACATTACCGCAACTATCACGTTTGCCGGTCTGGACTGGGAAACGAAAGGCGACGATACCAGCTATTTTACCGTCCCCGTGGATGTAGCGGGCGCGCTGCGTTACTCCTTCAAAGAAGTCACAAATATCAGGCTGAATGGCGTTGATGGCGGTACCGGATTCTGTGTGGATTCGTTCAATATCCAGTTCGATAACAACATGCAGACCCAGCGCTGTATCGGTACCGGTTCGGCGTTCGCTGGTGCAAACATCCCGACAACCTTCACACCATCCGGGCAGGTTACGCTTTCATGGTCAAAAGCAGCCTGGGAGGTTTACAAAAAAACCTTCACTGGCGAAACAGTGCCGTTCAGCTTCGCGCTGGAGAATGCTGAAGGCGCTTATACCTTCGATTTCCCGGAAGTGCAGATTTCGGGTGAATGGCCGGACGCTGGCAATACCGATATCGTTCAGGTTCAGCTCGATATCACGGCCGCCAATACGCCGCCGACGATTACGCGCGTGCCTAAAGTGCCAGCAACGGCCATCAGCGTAGCGCCACTCACATCATCTGGTGCGATTGGCTCTACAGTTAACCTTACTGCCACGTTAACCCCCGCCGACTCCAGTGACACCGTTGCATGGACCTCATCTGATCCGGCGATTGCCAGCGTGGTGTCTACCGGGAAGAAAACGGCGCAGGTTACGCGTAATGCTGCTGGTGTCGCAACGATCACCGGCAAAGCGCGGACTTTTACTGCAACGTCGGCAATAACCGTCACCGCCCCTTAATTCCCCTGACCCGTTCCGCTGAGATTGCGGTTCGGGCTTTTTCATGGAGCTTTTATGCTGATTATTTCCACCCAAATTGACCTGAACGGCGAACGCTGGTTTTCCCCCTACAAAAAGCCAGAGGGCAGCAAGAAGAAACTTACCCCAGAAGAAGAGTCGCTGTTCAAACTTCGCCTGCTGGTGGCCAGCAGTGAGAATCCTCAATATCGCTCCCGCAATGCGCTGGTGCGCCGCCATATTGACAAAATGGATGCCACTTACCTGGTCGGGACGAAAGATTTTAATCTGGCCAGCGTCGGTGAGATTGACTCCGTTGATGATCTGATGATCGACAACTGCGCACGTTATCTGCTGAAAGGCTGGGAGGGGGTTGGCCAACTGGTAGATGATGTGGAGATTCCTGTCGACTACACACCAGAAATTGGGATTGTCATGCTTAAGCAGCACCCTGAACTGTACTGGCGGATACTGGCCGAGGCTGCAAATATCGCTCAGGGTAAAGAGCTGCAAACTCAGGAAACCGTAAAAAAGCCCTCGAAGCGCAGCAATGGCTGAAAGAGTTCGGCGGCGAGCAGGGCGAAAAAGCAAAGTGGCGACGGGAGAAGCTAAACCTCCCGCCAATCCCTGAGCCGGAGATTGATGCTGTAACGGGGGAGGTCCTCAACGCTTACGCCATGATATCCCGCGACAGGCAGTATGCCGGAATGGCTGGTGTGCCGCTCCCGTTGTCCCTGAGTGATATAGACCGCTATCTGGTTTCACGTTCCATTCTGATTGATCGTACAGAGTTTGATGCCGCCATACTTGCCCTCGACGATGCCTGGCGCGATGAGTGGGCTGCGGAGCAAAAGAGGAAGAGTAAAACCAAATAGTCGTAGCATTGCCCTGCATATTCCCTGTGCTAATCTGTGTGCAAATGTTAATGATGGGGGTAGGGATATGAAAAAAATATTAGCTGTAGCTCTTGGTGCTTTAATGCTGGCGGGGTGTGCCAATAATGTTGGCTTAAATCCTGAAACTAACGTCAGTAAATTTGACGGCGTTAAAACAGTGACCATCCAGCCGCATGGTGCAGATTGCTGCATGTCAATCGGAGCGTTCTGGACAGAAAAAGTTCCTGATATGGCGGTTCTGAATTTAACAACGTATGTTAAATATATGAATCTTGAGGGGGCAGAATTGCGTGTTGATGATAAGATCATCAAACTACAACCTGTAGATACATTAACCAAATTTGAGCAAATGATGCCCGGCGATAACGCAGTTAATATGCCCACGTCGACGCGAGGGTTTGCCCTTCCTCTTTCAGATTTAAAACAAATTATGACAGCGAAAACGTCAATGATTAGACTTACCACCCTTTCAGATGGGGCTATTGTGGCTACTATTAAAGATGGGAAGAACGACACCAAAGCCTATTATGCTATGCAAAGGTTCTTAAAACAGATCCCCCAATAAATGAACTCTCAAAATGGTTGACTAGACCTCGCTCCGGCGGGGTTTTTTATTGCCCGGAGAAAGGTAAATGACTGAACAAACATCCCGCCTTGCTATTATTCTCGATAGCTCCGGTGCAGAGAAGCAGGCCGATAGCCTTTCGGTGGCGCTCGATAAAATGACCCAGTCCGGTGATAAGGCTGTTGTCAGCATCACTAAAGTATCCCGAGCTACCGATGAGGAAAAAGCGGCCCTTGATAAACTCCGTGCAGCTATTGATCCCGTTGGCGCTGCAATCAATACCGTGGGACGCCGCTTCAGTGAGCTAAAAAAATACTTCGATAAAGGGCTGATCGACGAAGAAGAGTTTCGCACTCTCTCCAAAATGCTGAATGCTACGACCGATGAGTTAAGCGGTGTCGCTCAGGCTCAGCGCGACGCAGAAAAAGCTGCGGCTGATGCAATTAAGCAACAAGAGGCTCAAGCCCTGGCATTTCAGAGGATGATTGACCGCATTGACCCACTGTCAGCGGCTCTGAAAAATTTGGATCAACAGCAAGCGGAGCTATCCTCTGCACTATCGTCAGGGAAAATAAATACCGCGCAATTCGATACCTACAGCAAAAAACTGCAGGAGACTCGCCGGGAAGTCACAGGGGCTGCCCAGGCAGAGCGCGAGGCAGCAAAGGCCCACGACGAGCAAGTTGCCGCATTGCGTCGACTTGAGGCGCAGATTGACCCCGTAGGAGAGGCTTTTCGCCGGCTGAACGAACAACAGCGGCAGTTGGATAGCGCTAAAGCGACCGGGATGCTATCACCACTGGCATATGAGCGCCTGAACAGCAAGCTTGCAGAGTCTCGTGATGCACTGGAGAAAACCCAGTCTCAACTTGGCAAAACCAGTATGTCTGCAAAACAGACAGCCTGGGCAATGAGCATGATCCCCGCTCAGATGACAGATATTGTTGTCGGCCTGTCAACTGGGCAGAGTCCGTTTATGGTGCTTATGCAGCAGGGCGGGCAGCTGAAGGACATGTTTGGCGGTTTTGGACCGGCGATCAAAGGCGTTGGTGGGTATGTTGCGGGGTTGATTAATCCTCTCACGCTGGCGGCTGCAGCGGTCGGTGTTCTTGGTCTGGCATATTACAAAGGCTCTCAGGAGCAGGACGAATTTTACAAGTCGCTGACACTGACCGGTAATCTGGTTGGCAAAACATCCGGGCAACTGGCTGATATGGCGGCCCGTGTATCAGTCGCCGCGAACTCCACAACTGGCGCAGCGGCTTCAACGCTTAATCAATTGGTATCATCCGGGAAAGTCGCTGGTGACTCTCTGGAGCGCGTGACAACCGCTATCGTTAAGACCAGCGAGGCGACAGGCATTGCTACCGATAAGCTGGTTGGTGATTTTAACGACATTGCTGCTGATCCGGTTGCAGCCATTACCAAACTAAACGATCAGTATCACTTCCTTACGCTCGCAACGTACAACCAGATTAAAGCTCTTCAGGATGAGGGGAATCAGCAGGAGGCGGCACGAGTAGCCAGTGAGTCGTATTCCGCTACGCTGATTCAGCGCTCTAATGATATTAAAGATAACTTGGGTTTACTTGAATCCGCATGGGCCGCTCTTGGCAGAGGGGCGAAAGGCGCATGGGACGCGATGCTCGACGTAGGGCGTGAGCAAACACTCGAAGATAAGCTAAAAACCCTGAATGAAAGCATAGCCGAAGCCCAAAAAGGACAGTCCGAAGGTGGGCTTTGGAATGGACTAAATGCAAGATTCACTAACCTCCCTGCAATGATGAAACTGAGGGATGACTTGCAAACTCAAATTACCGTTCAGGGTGTGCTAAATGACTCTATTAGCACTTATAACAAGCGACAACAAGAAGGGATCGAAGCCCAGGAGCGTATTAATAAGCTAACAGACCAAACCCTTACAAATTCCCAGAAACGGAAAAAGGCACTGGATGAATTAACAAGGGATTTGGCAAAGGCAAGGGCGGCCGGCAACTCAACTAGTGCAGAAGAAGAGGCAAAACTTCGCGCAAATATAAACGAGAAGTACAAAGATCCCAAAAAACCGAAAACACCGAAAGGTAAAGCGTATGTGGAGGATGCTGGTTCACGGCTATTGCATCAAATAAATCAGCAGACCGCTGCGCTACAGGAGCAATTAACCAGCACTGAGAAAATTAATACAGCCACTCAGGCGCGGGTGAAATTTGAGCAACAAATTGCTGACATTCAGAAGACTGTAAGTGGTGGCGGGAAAATAACAGCTGCGCAGAAGTCTATTTTTCAGCAAAAAGACCAGATCCTGCAGGCGTATAAAAACCAGGAGGCACTGGCCGGACAGGTTAAGACCCTTGATGATTATAGAAAAATGCAGGAAAAGGTTTTCGATAAATCTGAAAAGCAAAACGACACGTTGCAAAAACGCCTTAAACTTCTGCAAAAAATGGTGGAGATCGGCCGGTTAACCCCTGATGCCGCAGGAAAACAGGCATCTGAACTGGTTAACAAATCCATACTGCCTGACTCTGTTATTTCTGGTGTAAACAAAGCTGGCGGAACGCTTACTTCAAGTGCGACCAATAAGGATCTATCAAAGCAGGGATTGAACCTGATTGGGTTACAGGCGGACCCTCAACTTGAAACCATTGAAAGGTTAAAAAAAGCACAATCTGATTATGCTACCTGGCTTAACCAGCAGCAGCAGGCGATCACTCAAACCACACTTGGTAATGAGAGCCAAAGGCAACAGCAATTGGCAATCCTGCAGCAGCAGGGTGTGCAAAACCAGCAGATGCTGAGTAATGCTATGTATGTAGCGCAGATGCAATCTGCTCAAAACTCCTTCACCGGCATCACCGATTCGATGGGGACGATGTTTGGTGAGCAATCCGCGATGTATAAAGCGGCCTTTGTGACGCAGAAAGCATTTGCCATCGCTCAGGCAGCTCTGCAACTTCCTATGGCAATGGGGCAGGCTCTGGCTGGATTACCGTTCCCTGCAAACCTTGCAGCTGTTGCGCAGGTTATAGGACTCATGGCATCGATTACCTCCAGCATTACCAGCGCAGCATCCGTCGGGTTCTCCTCTGGTGGTTATACCGGTCCCGGCGGGAAGTATCAGCCTGCCGGTATCGTTCATAAAGGGGAATATATCTTTGACCAGGCATCCACGAACCGCATCGGCGTTTCTCAGCTTGAGGCACTTCGGAACGGGCAACCGCTGGATGCTACGTTGGGGCGTTCCGGGTTTGGAACGGGCGTACAGAACGTAAGCAATAATCAGCAAACGACTGTAATCAAGCCTACCGTTACTGTGCCGCCAATAACCATTAACGGGAACCCATCAGATGCGACGGTGATGCTTGTGCAGCAGGCCGCTCGCGATGGCGCCAGACACGGTTATCAGCAGGTTGCTAACGATCTGGCAAAGGGAGTTGGTCAGGTGCATAAGGCATTAACAGGGGGTTATAACACTGGACGGAGAACAGGATAATGGCTGATATCTTCTACCCACATGACTACCTCCCGATGCCGCTGCAAGAAGGATACGGACTCCAGCCTGTAAGCCCGTTAAAACGAACCCAACTAACCACCGGCCGTGCGCGGCAGCGCCGGGCGTATACGTCAACACCAACTCAGGCCAGTGTGTCATGGTTTATGGCGACAGACGGGCAGGCCCAGTTGTTTGAGGCCTGGTATCGGGAAAAAATAACGGATGGCGCTGACTGGTTTTTTATGAAACTACAAACTCCGCTGGGTGTGGAGTTTTATAAATGCCGGTTCACTGATATCTACGAGGGGCCAACGTTAGTGGCGCCGATTTACTGGAAATTTACCGCGACACTTGAGCTCTGGAAACGACCTGTGCTGCCTGATGGGTGGGTAGATTTCCCTGATTTCATTATCAACAGCGACATTCTCGATCTGGCAGTCAACAGGGAGTGGCCTGAAGCATGACAATTCTCAACCGTCTCTATGCCAGCAGCGGGCCGGAGGTCATCATTGAAACGCTGCAGATCAACATCGGGGATGAGATCCATTACCTCTGCAAAGGTTATGAGGATATTACAGTGACAACAGAAAACGGAGTCACTGTTGAGTTTAAAGCCTGCGCGATGGACATCGCGCTGCCAGCGCGGAATAGCGATGGCACTCAGGACCTGCAATTTGCTATCGGCAATATTGACGGCACGGTATCAACAGCCATACGAAGCGCACTCGATAAACTGAGTAGCGCATCACTGATATATCGAAATTACCTCTCCACCGATCTGGCGGCTCCGGCCTCCGTTCCGTACACGCTGGCGATTAAATCCGGCTCATGGACCGCGACGCAGGCGCAGATCACCGCAGGCTATATGAATGTCCTGGATACAGCGTGGCCGCGTTACCGCTATACGCTGAACGGATTCCCCGGACTGCGCTATATCAGCTAAGGAATTTTCATGTTTGATCCTGAAAAATACCGTTCAGTCACTTGGCTGAAGGGCGGCAGAGTGTACCCGCAGCTTGACTGCTTTGGCATCGTGAACGAAATCCGCCGTGATCTGGGGCTGGTTGAATGGCCCGATTTCGCCGGGGTGACTAAAGACGATGCTGGGCTTGATCGGGAGGCCAGAAAATTAATGCTCCGCCTGGAGCGCTGTAAACCGTGTCCGGGGGCCGGAGTGGCCTGTTATTCAGGCTCTGCCGTCACGCATGTGGGGATTGTCGTAGATATTGGCGGCCTCCTGCATGTGGCCGAATGCAACCCAGGGACAAACGTTACGTTTTTGCCTCTGGCACGTTTTAAACGGCGGTTTGTTAAAGTGGAGTTCTGGCGATGACTATCCGCATTTACCCCTCCCGTTTGCCGGGTGAGCCGCTGGAGATACATGAGCACGGTGCGACCACGCTACATCAGTGGCTCGTGCAAAATGTTAACGGCTATAGCAGTGACCGCATCCAGCCCATCGCGATTGAGGTAGGGGCGCATCCTGTTGCCCCATCCGCGTGGCCTGAATATCGCATCTCTCCAAATGACGATGTTCGAATCTATCCGGTGCCGTTTGGCCTGGAGACTGCAACAATTGCCTGGATTGCGGTGGCCGTATCCGTAGCTGCAGCAGCCTACTCTATTTTTATGATGAGTAACCTGGATACGGGGGGATATTCATCATCCACGGGGAAAAGCCTTGAGCTAAACCCTGCGAGGGCAAACAGCGCAAAACTGGGTGATCCCATCCGCGAGGTGTTTGGCCGGCGCCGCATTTATCCGGATTACGTTGTCCCGCCGGTGACGCGATTCGATCCTGTCGACCCGACTATCATGCGCGTGCATATGCTGATTTGCCTGGGCGTGGGGCGTTTTGATTATACGGATGGGGATATCAGGGTAGGCGATACGCCAAAAACGGCGCTACCCGGTTTCAGCCATACCAATTATCCTCCGGGAGCTGATGTATCGGGTGACGAGCGCAGCGAGTGTTGGTTTAACTCGACAGAGGTCGGGGGGACATCATCAGGTTCGGGGCTGGATATGGCCCAGACCTCCCCAGAATCGGATGACATTATCGCTGACAGCATGACGGTATCCGCTGCCACGATAACGTTCACCGGGCTAAATAAAAATAATAGCGGAGATAATGCGCTGCCCGACAGCTGGATGCCAGGCGCCATCGTTGAGGTCAAGGCACCGACTAACTTTACGATCAGTGAATCATCGGGTTACTCGGTTTTTGCCAGCGACATCCTGTCGGAAATTGCGCCATATGTGGGCATGCCGGTGACAATGTCGTTTGGTGCGGTGGATTATGGGCTGTATATCGCCTCATATACTCGCCACCAGGCTGCCGTTCCCGGTGTCGGAGGGATACCGGCAACCCTGCGGGCCAGCGCGGCTCCGGCAACGTATGATTTTTCCGCGACGACGGCAACGTTTACCATCACCTGGCAGGGCGTTTCCTATGTTGTCTCGCTGGTTGCGAACTACGTCAATATGCCGGGGTTACTGGCTGAAATCACCAGTTCGCTCACGGGTTCCGGGCTGATTGCCAGCGATAACGGCGGCACGGTGCTGATTTCCGAGGAATCGAGCCCGTATACCGGCGGCGCCATTACCGCCGTTTCTCTACCGGAGTCCGTTTTCGGGTCGTCTCCATCACTGGCTCCTGGCATTGCATCATCAGGGGGGCGGGCGGCGGTAACGGCCAGTGTCACGCTGGCGTATAACGGCCCCGCCGGAACGGCGTTTACCGGTATTCCCGGCGGCACGCAGCGTGTTTCGATAAACCACCAGGGGAGTGAGTACAAAATAGCTGCCGTTGACGGGGATACAGCAACCGTTCAGCGGCTGATTAACGGAGCACCCGATCCGGCGTGGGGCGGGTTTACCTCCCGCACGATGGTTGATTATTCGGCCTCGGGCATTAACGATAACGACCGGTGGATGGGGCCGTTCCTGGCCTGCCCGGAAAGCGAAGTTGTCGACGCGTTCGAGGTGAATTTCTCATTCCCCAGCGGTATTTGCGGGTTCAGTAGTAAAGGGAAAAGGGAGGAGCGCTATGTCGGCTGGCAAATCCAGTACCGGGTGTACGGCTCCGGCAGCGGCTGGAATACCCACTCCGGCTATTACAAAATCAAAAACATCAACGGTCTGGGCTACACGCAGAGGATAACCCTGAATTCTCCAGGGCTGGTTGAGGTGCGGTGCAGGCGTACAAACGAGCAGGGCACTGACAACGCCAGGGATACGATGTACTGGCAGGCACTGCGCGGGCGCCTGCTGACCCGACCATCATTTTATCCTGACGTAACGCTGATGGCTGTCACAATAGAGACTGGCGGAAAACTGGCGGCTCAGTCTGACCGCCGGATAAATGTAGTGGCCACCCGCGCCTACGATACCGGCGCTGCCAGAACGATTTCAGGCGCGTTATTGCACGTCGGTAATTCTCTGGGGCTGACGATGGATACCGACGCTATCAATGCGCTGGAATCCACGTACTGGACGCCAGATAACGAGTATTTTGATTTTGCCACCGGCGACAGTATCTCAGCACTGGAGATGCTGCAGAAAATCACCAATGCCGGGAAATCCTATTTTCTCCTCAGCGACGGGATGGCGTCGGTAGGGCGGGAGGGCGTCAAACCCTGGACTGGCATTATCACGCCGCATGAGATGACCGAGGAGCTGCAAACGGCGTTTGCTGCCCCGTCTGCCGATGATTATGACGGTGTCGACGTGACGTACATCAACGGGAGCACATGGGCAGAGGAGACGGTTCAGTGCCGTACAGCTGATAACCCGACGCCGGTCAAAATTGAGGATTATAAACTCGATGGTGTACTGAGCCGGGACCATGCCTACCAGATCGGCATGAGGCGTCTGATGAAGTCTCTGCGGCAGCGGTTAACGTTCCAGACGACAACGGAGCTGGATGCACTGTGTTACAACGTCGGCGATCGTATTGTTCTGACGGACGATATACCGGATTCTGCGACAACAATCAGTTGCCTGGTGGAATCGCTGTCGACTGCCGGTGGTATCTCGACACTGACGGTGACTGAGCCGCTCAACTGGACGTATCCGAATCCCCGTGCGCTTATCCGTTATCAGGATGGGTCGGCTTCGGCGCTGATGGTGGCGACAAAGGTCGGGGATTATCAACTCTCAGTACAGTACCTCAGTGAGTTCGATAACATTGATTTCAGCACGCCGTCCATCGAACCGGTAAGGCTGATTTTCTGTGATTCATCCCGGATCGGTTATGACGCGATAGTGTCGGAAATAGCCCCACAATCTGACGGGACGTGCCAGGTCACCGCAAAAGAGTACCGCGCGTCATTCTATGACTACGACAACGCCATTTATCCCGGCGACATTGCATAAACATAAATAACTCTCAACAACCCGCTTCGGCGGGTTTTTTGTTATAGGGCGACTATGAGCACATACAAAACGAAACATCCGTTAGGTTCCGCCGCCGCAAAGGACCTGTACGATAACGCCGAAAACCTGGACAAATTCGTTAATGACAGGACAAAAGAAGAGTCAGATGACCGGCTGGGAGTGCTTCGCAAAACCTGGTACGGCATGGAGATGATCTTCAACCGGTTTATCGCCTATATAACCGGGCGTTGTGAGCAGGCTATAGCAGCCATTGGCTGGCAGGAACTGGGTGACTGGGCTATCGGGCTTACCGTAGATAACCGGCAGCAAATCGTTTATTACAATGGCTCGTGGTATAAATATCTCGGGGATCTGGAGCATGTCATTGCTGGTGATTCACCAGCGAATGATGGCGGTATCTGGTCAAAGGATAACCCGGCAGGGAAATGGTCGAATATCGGTGATGCGGCTCTTCGTTCAAACCTGGGTTCAAACGAACCTGGCATGGGAGCAGGTATATCGAAGCTCGAGCAGCCCGGAAACGTACAGAATGCACTGAGGGAATTTTATGCTGATGCGTTTCCTGGGATAGACCCGACCGGTAAGACGAGTTCAACCCAGGGCATTCTTGACGCCATCGCCCAAATCAACAGCCAGGTCGACAGTACCTTTAACGGTGATATCACCACCTATCCCCGACTGGTATTCCGTGGTGGCGTGTTTCTCGCAGCGGGTTTGTTGGTAAAGACCAATATTGTAATTGAGGGAAACGACGGTACGCTATTTGTTCCGGAGGCCGGGACTGATGCGTCTCACGTCTGGGTCACCAAAGGCACCAAGGCCACCACCCCCAGCGGCGGTGCGAAAAGGTTATTCCGTCCTGTATTTCGAAATTTTAAAATAGGTTATGGGTTCCAGAATAAATTTCCCGGGGCCGTTATTGCTGAGAACGTGGGTGGCATTAAGCTTGAGCATAGCTCTTATGCACTTATGGAAAACATTGAAATGCGTCACCTTGATGGTGAGGGGTTGACCGGAGAATCTATCTGGGATTCAACTTTTATTAACGTTCGCATTATGCATTGTGGAAATACTCGCGACCGAGATAATATTAAATATGGGTTGAACCTCGGCCCTGGCAATGATGCTACAGACGGTTCTAACGCAAACCGGTTTATTGGATTACATATTGAAACCTGCCCGGCGATGATGAAATTTGGTAAACGCTCACGGCATAACTTTATTATTGGCGGGAAGCTGGAAGGTATTCGTAATAACGATCCCTTAGCTTACGGGCCATCCGTTTTTGAAGGGGTAGACGGACTTCAGTTTCTTGGCGTCGAGTTGTCATGGAGTAATATTGGTCATCGTATGTTTAAGGCCGTTGGTACGACGGTCATGAGAGATACGAGTGACGATGATACGTCAGATTATGAGAATGACCACTGCCGTGGGATTGAGTTTATTGGCTGTTCAACAATCGATAGCCAGAATCTGCCGGGTGATTATTTTGAATACTCATCTAAGCGGGGGCGTCTTAATATTACTGGTGGATATATGCATCATGCACGCTACCTGTTGACGGGTTCTGATATAAACCTTCGGGGTGTGGCGCTTACTCAGTGCGGACCAACCCTGGGGAACATTGGCGATAATGTACTGGTGGAAGGCCTGATGGTTGAGAATCACCGCGTGCTCTCGTCTGGCACATTCAATGTGTTTTCCGTATCAGGTAAAAACAATGTTATCAGAAATTGCGAGTTTTCCACCCCTTATGGTTCTAACAGCAATGGTTGCGCCTGGATTGCACAGAGTTCAACAGCAGACCTTCGGGTAGAGAACGTCACTTTTGGCGGGAAAATGCAGTGGGGTATCAAAGGTGCACCTTCAGCGTTCCAGTACAAAAAATTCAAAAATCTGGTCCTGGCCGACGGCGCCGATTATGGCGAAATAGTACAGGGCGGATTCAGCGTTGATGGCCTTCCGACCCGCCTGATTAATAACAGTGGTGGCGCAGTAACTCTGATGAAGGAGGTTGCAGCTAACACGACAGCGGTATTTCGAGGCTGCATTCATGGCTCAGCCTCACTGACTATCAGGGTAGAAAATAGCGCCGGGGCGTATGTGGGCGCGGCTACAGCGCTAACGGATTTTTCAGTTAGTACCCCTCTGATAACCGGCAACCTGAGCGGAAACTTTACCGCAGGTGGTACCGGCTCCCCCGGTGATGGCCGGTTTTACATCTCTTCGTCAGGTAACAATTTGTCATTCACGAACAGGGCAACCGGTCCGGTGAAGGTCTACCTGATCAGTATTAATGCAAAAGTATAGGAGGTCATGATGTCTGTAACAATCAGCCGTGTACTTGAAAAACAAACCACCTACCCGGGTCTGCGGCTTACCGTTCCCGCAGGGACAGAATCAGTGGATGTAACGTACACGGCGATCGGCGTCAGCAGCTTTGACGGGGTCAAAGTAACTGCGCTGTTTTCAGTTGCTGTCGGTGATGAGAAAAGCCCGTTTGATTATTCATTCACTTTCCAGTACAGCGGCAGCGGTAACCCTCTTGATGAGGCAGAGCCTGCCCTGACTGCATCGCTGAAGTAATGCAAAATCCCGCCAGTAATGGCGGGTATATCTATACAGAAACAGCCCCGGCATACTTCTCACTCGCCAGTATCTGCGCCAGCGCCTGATCGTAAATTCCCACACCAGACGACATTGAGTAACTGAACTCAAAAATATCTGTCTGCATAGGGTCGCCGCCATTGGCTGAGGATGTAATCGTTGCCCTGGCTGTGCCGTCAGTTGTGATAGTAATAAGCGCAATGGAGCAGGTTAAGTCCACCGTGACTCGCTGCTTACCCAGACTCAGTCCGGTATCTGTGCTTATCACGTTTGCGTCAAAAGTTTTGGTTAATTTAAATGACATATTTACAACCTCATTATATTTGCTTTGCTGTAGCGCCGGTCAGCATCATAAACGTGTAAACCGTATTTGCCGTCATTGCGATATTCGCACCTGACGAGTTATTAATTAATGATGAATGCGCTATCGTGCAGCCGGTGCCGAACGTCATAACTCTGATAACCTGCCCCTCAAATCCTTTCATTGAATTTAAGGTGGTACCTGTATTTAAAACAATTGTTTCCCTTCTGTATATTTCAATATCCGCACTGGATGTTATCATTTTTCTGATATCATTTTTTACGCCAGCAAGAAGATTATGTGGTGCCCCGGTTATTGTTGGCTTGCCGATATCATAATCACCGCCTCGCGCATAAAATACAGACCCTGCTGTTTTTGATATGTTGTTGGTGTTTATGTGCAGTTTCCCCATCTTTGTCCCTGTCCCCATGCATATCAGCCCCTGATATGATGGGTAAACAGCTGCACCATCTATTGTGTAAGTGTCCTGGCACTGTATAGACCCTCCGAATTCGTCATAATCTGCCAGGTACATCGGATACGCTGCCGGGTCTGCGCCATCTGCCTGCATTGGGCCGGTTATTGTAAG